GGCCTCCTGCAGCTTTATTCCGGAAGAGACTGGGATTAGGGTATGCAGTGTCTGATTGCGGCGTTTTTTGTATAGAAATTCTTCCTTCCAGCGCTTCATTTCGGCATTGGTAGCATTAAGCCCAAGCGATGTAGGTTTTGAATCCGGCTTGCCTTTTATGGAATCATAGTACCGAAAGTATAGTTTTTTACCCCGGGGAAAGAACCCTTTAATCATTATTGCCCCCTAATAGTTAATTACTGCCGTAAATTCAAGCTTTGCATTGAAAGGCGTAAAATACTCGATTTCAATGTGATCTGGTTTGATGGTAACTGACTTGACATAATTTGTCAATAAATCCATATCAGTAAAGTCCTTACGATAGGCAGGCGGTTTTGGAAGCATGAGCATTTTCAACAGATCCTGAATATCATTAAGCTTTGCAGGAAGTTCCGTAAAGTATTTTTTATCCCGTTTCTTGAGCAGTTTGGTTTGTTTTTCAATCCGGGCCCGGGTTGCCTCGAGATAGCTGAGATAATAGCTGTTAAATTTCCCGGTAACGGAGCGGATATGAGTTAAAATAGCCTTATTTACCGCATCCTGCCTATAGGTTTTGGCATCACAGGTGTCTTTCCCTTTTGAGAGCCGCCCTGTACAAATGTAATAATCGTGAATTGGGGTTTTTGCCACCCTCAATTTTGAGCCACAGAGGCCACAGCGGGCGCCACCCCAGCCGGTTAGCAAATAGGACTGGCGCTTGCCAAGGATCCGTTTTTTCTTTTTCAGACTCATTAAGGCCGTAAATTGTTCTTCAGTGATCAACCGCGGCCAATTGCCTGCTTCACCGGTTTTATAGAACCCACGATAGAATTTGAGCCGGTCAGCAGCGAGGACGTACCCCACGGTAATTTCATACCAGGATTTTCCCCTGCGGGTTTTGTACCCGTGTGTGTTAAGATAATTGGCAATTTTACTTATCCCGAAGCCATCATTCATGGCCAGAGAAAGAATGAGTTTTACAATTGCTGATTCAGCGGGGAAAACTTCTATTGTTTTTGTGTCTTTATTGAAGCGGTAACCGTAAGGGATTCCGCCGGATTTCCAAGTTTGCATGACTATTTAAACACTCCTCCACCAGTATTAATTTTTGTGATTAATAAAAGGTAGGTACCGGAATCACGGATTATTTTGCCATAAATATCTGCGGAATAACTATAATTATCATTGATATCAGCTTTGATAAGCTGCTTGAAAATGTTTTTTGTGGTTACGGCATCGCAGTTTGGGACTATAATTTCACTACCAGCGTGAGACTCTTTTAGATACAAACGGAAATATTTGTCGCCTCCTCCGATTGCATGATTTGGACGAAAATAAATGTTGCTGAATACAAGGTTTTTGCCGAGATAATCTTTTGGAAAGTTCAGTACATCGGCAATACTGGCTGTTTTTTGAGCAAAAACGAGTCCTGAAAATAGTACAAACGTTATTAAAATTATTTTCATAAATCTTTCTCCAATACTTTTTCGAATAAGTTTGGAGCATCGGGTACAAAGTCTAAATAATCGCGCTTGGAGTTGAAGGGGGGATCGATATAAACGAGATCGATAAGCCCGTCCGGATGAGCTTTAGTGAGTTCTTTGAGGACTTCAAGACAGTCGGCAAAATAGAGCTTATTCATCTACATTTTCTCCAGTCTTGGCTGGCGGGCTACTACCCTGAACATTGCCTGAATTTCTTCCCTATCGGCAAAAATAGCCGGGTATTCGGAGTTAAATGAATGCAGCTCAACCGATCCGTTCTTGTTAATGTGCAACTTCTTAACCATTTGACGGTCCGAAAGAATGACAACTACAATATCGCCGCTGAGAGGGGTTTCCTTCGGGTCCACGAGGACAAGATCCCCGGGATGAAGGCGCGGGGCCATACTTTCGCCTTCAACAACTACGCAAAAACAACTGTTTTTTTTATGGTAATCGATAAATACAGTACCAACAACATCTGAGTCCTCAAAGATCATTTCGCTACCAGCCCTTACCTTGCCCACAATTGGATACCAATGCCCCTGGGCAATGGAAACATCGGATATTAGATTAGTGCCGTCATTGATTGGCGGCGTGAATGTACTTTCAGTACCGGTGAGGAGCCAATCGAGAGTACACTTTCCTAAATCTGCTATTTTAAGCAATGTCTTGATATCTGGCTGGCGTATATTCGTTTCCCATGAAGAAATGGTTGCCTGTTTGACATCAAACATGTCCGCAAATTCCTGCTGGTTTTTACCCATCATTTTACGGATGGATGAGATTCTTTCTCCTAACATTCGGCGTTCAAAAGCATTTATTTATAATAATCTGTCTTAATTATAGAATACAAGTTTGCAAGATGTCTATTTAATAGTTGTAATTGAGCCATCGAAATGAATTACATCAATTTTCGATATTCGCAGATAATAACAATAAGAGGAAAAGCAATTTACTCGAACCATTTTGCCTACCAGATTAGCGTTTGTAAGATCGTCATGGGTAACGCCATATTTAGTCAATTGTCTATACATATTTTTTGTTATGGACACGTTCGCCTCACCGCCGATTAAAGAGCTATTTGCTCTCTCATACATATATAAGATCATGTTTTTCCCCTCATCAGGAGTTGCAGAAGTCAGTCGGAAATAAATATTCTCAAATGCAAGATTCTTGTTTAAATAATCCTTTGGGAAGGTACAAACATCAGTAATGTCAGAAACCTTTTGAGCAAAGGCGTATGAACAGAATAATAATACAAAAATCGTGATGGAAAGCTTCATTTCGCGCTTATTATTAAGTTTTTAAATAAATATTGAAAATGTTAATAAAAAACTTGACAGATACAACACATAGTTGTATATTTACAAAAGACATCAATAAATATTATAAAACATCAAAAAATATCGACATGAGCAAACAAAATAAAGCAAAGTCACTTAAAAAACAAAGCAAAATAAATATTGCTATCCCTGTTTTACTTCACGCCCGATTGCGGGATGAGGCTGAGTTCCAGGAACGACTTCAATATGCGGTTAACAGCCAAATTATTGAACTGGGCCTTATTAAGCTTGGCGAGTTGAGAGCTGCTGGCAAATTAGATTTGAGCCGCGCAGCTTCGCCAGGTGAGCCACAACCTACACCCGCACATCAAAATTAAACCGTAGCGAAAGATAATACAGGACAGTATATGACTTCAATAAGAATCCAATTGGAAAAGAAGTGGAAAGCGAAAGCAAATTGATGGAATTACTCAACGCCTTAGAAACAGCTATACTGAGGTTTGGGAGGGTACACCGGGAGACAGTAAAGAACCCCTACTGGTTCTTTGCGGAGAAATTAGGCTTTAAGAGCAAGAATTATTTTTACCAGATATTCCAGGAGCGGGATGAAACGAAGCTCCAGTACAAGCACTTATTGGAGATCGTAAGGATAACCAAGGACAAGGACTTGGCGCGGGCAGTATTTTCGGACGTGAAGGCGGCTTACCATGAGTAAAGTTAAAGAGATCAGATTGAGATTTAAGCCCGTTGAAGAAATGCTGGTAACCAAAGAAGTGGCGGCAGCGCTACTGAAAGTTTCGACTAATACGTTTTACGATCGGTTTGTTAAACCCGGACTTCTTCCGGTAGTGATCCTGGATGAAGTTCAGCAGGCCCCCTTGTACTATTATGATGACATTAAACAACTAATCAATTCACGGAGAAAATATGTTACTCAGGACGAAAGCGAAAACTAACACACCATCACTAAGGGACAGAGCGACGGCATTACGGAATTTGGACAACCAGATTGAGGTACTGCGTAAGAAAGTGCACAAGCTGATCAACGGCTTACGTTACGATGAGCTGGCTAAACTCATGTGCGAGATCAGGGCCATTGAAGCGAAGCGACCTGCAAACTTTCCGGTGACTGTAGGTGAAATGCTGGAAATGGGAGCAATGCAATGACAGCCGACAATGTTCTTTGCATAGTGATCTGGACGGTAGTTGTGTTTGCTTGCGGGTTCGTAATTGGTACTGTAAGGGCCAGACGCAAGGTTTACCTGGATTTGACAATAAAAAAATCCCCGGCAGCAATAGGGGGGGATTACTACCGAGGATTGGACAGAGAAAACTAACAGCGGAAAGATATGCAAATAGTTTTCTTCTGTCAAGCAGAAGTTTTCAGATATTAACAAATAAAAGTTTCTATACATTAATTAATAAAGGACAGAGCATGAAACGGACAGCGTTTTTAGAGCAGTTTTCGTTAACGGAGGAATCACTCCGCGTAATCGAACCGGGCAAGGAATTGGAAGCAGTTAAGCGTAACGGCGATTCCCTCCGCTACGTGAAAGAACAGACACCGGAAGTTTGCCTGGAAGCAGTTAAGCAAGACGGCTATTCCCTCCGCTACGTGAAAGAACAGACACCGGAAGTTTGCCTGGAAGCAGTTAAGCGTAACGGCTATTCCCTCCAATACGTGAAAGAACAGACACCGGAAGTTTGCCTGGAAGCAGTTAAGCGTAACGGCGATTCCCTCCAATACGTGAAAGAACAGACACCGGAAGTTTGCCTGGAAGCAGTTAAGCGTAACGGCGATTCCCTCCGCTACGTGAAAGAACAGACACCGGAAGTTTGCCTGGAAGCAGTTAAGCGTAACAGCTATTCCCTCCGCTACGTGAAAGAACAGACACCGGAAGTTTGCCTGGAAGCAGTTAAGCAAGACGGCTATTCCCTCCAATACGTGAAAGAACAGACACCGGAAGTTTGCCTGGAAGCAGTTAAGCGTAACGGCGATTCCCTCCGCTACGTGAAAGAACAGACACCGGAAGTTTGCATCGAGGCTGTGAAGATTGAAAAATCTGCGGCGGTTTACGTTGACTTGAAAATTTTTGAAGACTAAAACGAGAATAAGGACAGTAAAATGACAGGACTAACAAAACCGGCGGGAGGAAGCCAGGGACAGGCAGGGGGAATGAGCACGGCGCTATCCACGCTTTCCAATAAGCTTATCAGCAACAATTCCGAGCTTAGCGCGCTCTTGGAAGATGCCAGAAAGGTATCAATCCCATTGATCCCCGAGACAACCCAGTTCACCGATCCCTATATACGGGTAGGGTTGACCTTCGTTCGCGTAAAAACCGAGTTTGCTCCTAAAAAGAAGTGGGATGAGAAAAAAAGAGCAATGGCAGAAACCGGAGAATTTGAAAGCACGAACGGCGATATCTATAAAACCGATAACGGGCAATACGCACTACATCATACCAAGCTGAATGAAATTGCAAAGGCAGGCGGGGTTCAGATATACCACTCTTCCGTTGAAGAGCGCCAGCGAGACGATAAGGGTCTTGTTGTTTTCATTTCACACCTGGTTAAAGCAAAATGGCGTTCGGTTGACGGTGTTTATCATGATGAGGCGATCACCGGCACATACGATTACTATTCGGACGTAAAATCTAAAACACAGGCGAATGCGGACCGGCGCAGGAACAACGCGGATGCACTGGCAGAAACCAAGGCGTTAAACCGGTTATTCAGAAAAGCTATTCCTCAGTTTTTGGGAAGCTACCCATTAGAGGAATTAAAAAAACCTTTTGCCGTTCCATTTGTAATTGATGACCAGAAGGCTTTGCTGGATTCCCTCGATCCCGATGATAGAAAGTTAGTTCACAAGCGTTTGACAGAGCAGCGCCTTGGGCTTATTAAGGATATGACACCCGAAAGGCATATCGAGGATGCTGAAATTGTTACTCCAAAGCCACAGACTACCGAAGGGCCTGCAGGGCTGGATCCAACTAAAGAGGTGAAACCGCCAGAACCACAGGCGCCGCAGGCAGCGACAATACTTAGCCCGGAGGAGGAAATTAATCTTACTCTGAATGAGTACCGGAACACCGAGCAGAAGTACCGGACCAAGGGAATGATTGAGCTTCAATTATCGAAAGAGATTGACGATAAGAGCGCGAACGTGACCGAAGAACAGTTTGAGAAAGCATCGGTTGAAGATCAGATTAAGTTCCTGAGCAAGCTTTTACACGCGCCTAAAAAGCAGGAAGGATTGCCTATATGAGCAATTTAACCATCCTGCATACAGGGGACTGGCATGCTGACGTAGATCCGGTAAAGCGGAAGAAGCTTGCTCTTTCGCTGAAAGAAATACTTGAATACGTCCAAAGTAACCATGTAGACGCGATTGTTCACACGGGTGATATATGGGAGCGCATGCAGAATTTTGCCGGCAAATCCGGCGCGCCATTAATCCGCTACTACCTCCGGCAATTAGCTAAGCACGTTAAGCACATCCATATCAATAAGGGTAATAACGAGCATGACCAGCCGGGGAGCATTGAACTTCTTGATCAGCTGCTGCCGAACATTCATGCAACGGAGGTGATCTCAGTTTCCGCCGTAAGAGGGGAATTCATGTACGATATGTTGAACGGGCCGATTGCTCCAACGGAACCGGACTATATTATAGCTTCAGTACCCTACCCGACAAAGGCAATGTTCATCACCCAGGACAGCATTGATAATAACAATGCCAATTTCATTGAGAAGTTTGAGCAGGTTTTTGACCTGATAGCGGACACATGGAGCGGTTATACCTGCCCTAAGATCCTCAACTTTCACGGGAATGTACAAAGTTCCCGGTTGAACTCCGGACAGACTTTAGTTTCGCAGGACATCATGGTTGCGCCACAGACTTTGATGCGGGCACATGCGGACTATGCAGCTTTAGGCCATATCCATTTGCGGCAGGAGATCATGGGGAATATGGTTTACAGCGGCAGCGCGTTCAACAAGAACTGGGGAGAAACCGACGCAAAGAGCTTTGAGATTGTAGAATTTGAGACATTCCCTGCAATAACGGTAAATCACTTTCCGGTGTATTTCACCAACGCCAGGCCAATGGTTAAAGTTGCCGCGGTTCTGCAGGAAGACGGTGAACTTGCCTATGAAGAATATGAAGCCATCGAAGGCGCGGAATACCGAGTTCGCATATCAATACACGAAACATTAAAGCTTCTTTACACCGAAACGCTGAAACAATCGTTGAGGTTGAAATTCGGTGATGATGTGAAGATTGAAGATATCACTATTCCAGTGCAGCGCGATACGCGGTCCGAAACTATAATGGACTGCAAGGACCTGAAAGAGGAAGTAGTTGAATACAACACGGTTGTTAAGGAAGAGACTACGCCGGGCATGATTACCAAGGTATTTCAAGTTATGAGGGAGTGTGCATAATGAGACTACTTGAATTGAAATTACGCGGCGCAATTGGTATCTGGAAAGGTTTGGGCCTTGATGAAATACAGGTTGATTTTTCCCAGTTTGAACCGGGCCTGATTGCCTTAGTAGGTACGAACGGCTGCGGGAAGTCCACAACCATCGAAAATTTACACCCATACCGCAGGCTGGTAAGCAGGACCGGATCTTTCAAACGGCATTTCCGGCTAAAGGATTCATTCCGATACCTGAAATATGAGATCGACGGGCATATCTACGAATCGAATATCTTAATTGACGCCTTCACAGAAGGAGCGCAAGCATTCCTGATTAAGGACGGTCAGCCGGTGAATGATGGTAAGGTTAAAACTTACGACGTTGAAATTGAACAGCTTTTAGGTTCGGAGGAATTATTCTTTAATTCGGCCTTTTCAGCCCAAGGCGCAGCGGGTATTGCCGGGATGACAGTATCAGAACGGAGGAAGCTATTTAACGAAGTTTTGAATTTGCTCCGCTACACCCAGTACCATGAGTATTCGAAAAAGCAATTAAGCAAGAGCGAAACAGCACTTGCGAGGATTGAAGGCGAACTTAGCGCCATCCAGCCTATAAACGATCCACAATACAGCGAGGAGCGGTTAAAAGAGCTCAAAAATATAACCCTTGACCAAAAGAAAGAAGTAGAATTACTGGCGGGTGAATTGGGCGATATTCTGGCAAAAAAAACGACGCTTAACGACCGGTTGATTAAAGAGCAGGCCGATACCAAAAATAACCGGCAGGCGAATAATGACCTTACCGAGCGGACCAGCGCGATTCAGAATAAAATTGTTTCCGTCAAATCTTATTATGAAACGCTGCTATCCTCGAATGAAGCAAAGCGCGCTTCCATAAAAAAGAGCATTGAGACGTATGATAAGCTGCTTGCCAACAAAGAGACAATAGAATTGAATCTGGGACGGCTGGACTGGTGTAAAACAGAACTGGCAAAGCTGGATGCAGGCGTCAACTGGGCGAAAGATGCTTATTCGGCAGCGCAGGAATATGCAGAGGTCGAACGCCAGAAACTAATTCTTGACAGAGAATCAATAAGCAAAGCCACGAAGGACGCAGAGGACATTCAAAGAAAAGCCAGGGAAGATTATGCCTGGAATCTGGATGAATTGGTACCGGCCAGAAAAGAGATTGAGGCCAATGAAAAGAAGATCAGCGACCATGAGTATAACCTACGGTCCTATCGCAATAAGCTGAAAAAAATTGAGGAAGCCAGCCGTCTTGTTTCTTCCGTTCCCTGCGATGCTGCTTTGGGAGCTACCTGCAAGTTTGTTTCGACCGCACACGCGGCGATACAAAGCAAAGCAGACGTTGAGAAGGAAATATTTGAGACTGAAAAAGTTATTGAACAGCTCCGGCAGCTAAATATAACGAAGCAGGAAGAGATAGCCACGAAGGAAGATGCTCTGAAAGCTGAGTTGAACAGCAATATGATAACCTATGATACTGCTATTCGAACCATTGAGGCGCAGCGGCAGGAACTTAACCGGAGAGAAAGCGATATAGCAAAAACGCTTGAAACTGTCAGTATGAAGCGGGATGAAATTATTGCATCTCTTAAACCCCAGAGGGAAGAAGCTGAAACAATTCAGTCCGTGTTACAAGCAAACGATTGGACGAAACTTAAAGAGCGGGCCGCGGACGCGGAGAATCAGAAAAAAATCCAGGAGCATTCACTTTCCAGTCTCGAAGCATCGGAGGCTGATGCCAAGATGCGGTTTGAGGCCGACACGAAGGAGTTAACCAATGAGTTAACTGAGCTGGAAAAGAAGTTTATTCAAATTGATGAAACACGGATCCCGGGCCTTGAAGCAGAGATACGGCGGGAAACCGAACTCTTCAAAACCAAGGATGAAAAATACAAAAAGCTCCAAAGCGATATTAACGACCGCGAATATGCCATCGTGACCGTTGAAACAAAGATCGAAACCGAACGGACGAATGCCAAAAAGCGGGAAACACTTGAGGCGGAAAAGACCGGTGTTCAGATGGATATAAGGGAATGGGCCGCACTTTGCAAGGCATTCAGCCCTACCGGAATACCGGTATTAAAATTGGAAAACAGCGGGATTGACGTAACGCTTTACGCGAACGAGCTTCTTTCCCTCTTCGAAAATAAATTCCGGATAGCGTTCGATACCACCAGGCTTGACGTGGACAAGAAGAACCTGAAAGAAACCTTTGATATAAACATCATTGAGCCTGACGGGATTTGCGAAATATCCAATAAAAGCGGCGGCGAGAAAGTATGGCTTGAAACGGCTATTCAGTTGGCCATCAGTTTGTTAGGCCGCAGGCAAGGTAAGAGCATTCAGACGGCCTACCTTGACGAGAAGGACGGAGCACTAAGCCTCGAAAATTCAATGGCTTATTTCGAAATGGTTAAGAAAGCGCATGAAATGAGCCACGTATATCATACGCTGGTGATTACCCATACGCCGGAGATCATAGACGCAATTCAACAGCAGGTCATATTCAGTGACGGCTATCTAACGTATAAAAATTAAAGGATTTACCATGCAGGACCAGACAGTAATGAAATACAACCATCCTAAAGACGGTTTGAAAACAATTGTCCGCGTAGATAACGGAGAGCAGGCCATCGAGGAAATGACCGAGGAAGAAGAAAACGCCTTCCCTCCTAATTTATTCGGATCCCAAGTAAGCTAAGTATGAGAATAATTCAGGATAGGCCGTTCATGCCAAGAGACTGGCAGCGGGAGGGACTAAACGCGCTGATGGAAACGCAAAGGCAGGGTAAGAAACAATTCCTTTGCGTAGCGACTCCCGGGTCCGGAAAAACAAAGTTTGCGTTAATGGGTACGCACCGGTTTTTCAGGATGGGATTGATGGACCGCGTAGTTGTAGTTACCCCTACCGATTATTTGAAACGGCAATGGGCGGCGGAAGCAGCAGAGTTCGCAGGGATTGACCTTGATCCGGACTTTGCCAATGCCTACCAGGCGGAAACATCGGATTTTCATGGTGTAGCCGTTACTTACTCATTGATAGGTTTGGATAAAGCCGGAGTGCATAAGCACAACACGATCAATAAACGCACACTGGTTATTCTGGATGAAGTTCACCACGCCGGAGATAACAAGACATGGGGGACGGCCTTAATTGAATCGTTTAAGGACGCGGAATTTATTATTTGTCTGAGCGGGACCGCATTCAGGACGGATGACTGCGAAATTCCCTTCGTGACTTACAAAGACAGGGTAAGTGTTTCCGACTATGAGTACACCTATGAGCGGGCGATAAAGGACAATGTTTGCCGGTCCGTTTATTTCAGCATTCACGACGGGAAAATGAAATGGGCGGTTGATAAGGCCGAGTTTGAGCACACGTTCAAAGATTTTCTTACGCCTGATCAGGTGAGCAAACGGCTGAGAACTGCCCTTGACGCCGGAGGCAACTGGGTACGCGACGTTTTACGCGCGGCGGATGATAAGTTGAAAGAGATTAGGAATACTCATGCAGACGCAGGAGCAATGGTTTTTGCCAGCAGCCAACAACACGCGAAAGAAATAAAAAGCGTTCTTGAACGGATAACCGGCTCAAAAATAGATGTAGTGATTTCGGAGGACGATAAAGGACGGGAGAAGATTGAGCGGTTTGCCAGGACAAACGACCGCTGGATCATCAGCGTAAAGATGATTAGCGAGGGTGTAGATATTCCCCGGCTGAGGGTTGGGGTTTACATGACGAATATTAAAACTGAAATGTTCTTCCGGCAGTCTGTAGGTAGGTTCGTCAGAGTATTGAAGGGATTGAAGTTTCAGGATGCGTTCATGTTCATACCGGGCGACCGGGAGATCATAGGGCTGGCTGAGACTATCCAGGAAGAGCGCAACCATGTCTTAGACCAGGCCGAGAAGAGCAGCGATGATGACCAGCAGCGAAATTTGTTTGGCGAACCGGTTTACACACCGGCATTGAAGGGGAAATTTCAGGCTATGGGCGCGGAACTGACTACATCGAAGCTTATGAGCGTAAATGTTGACATTAGTAAAGGCGCAAAATTTAGTGTTGTTAAATCGCCGTCGGCAGATGATCCGATCTACATACAGAAAGAACGGCTGCGGGATTACCTGAATACTTTGGCAAAGAGATATGCCAGACGGCAGACGAACGGAAACCCTGCTATTCACCCCGATTACTCCGCACTTCACAAGTTATGGCGGCAGAACGGCGGGAAGCCGATGGAAATGGAAACTTTGCAGGAGCTTGAGAAGCGAGTACAATTTTATGAAGCACGGCTAAGAGAGGCAGCCTAATTATTCCGGTGGCCGGGAGCAAGTACGTCCCAAACGTCGTGTGCCTCCACGATTGCAAACGGCCACTATTTTTTAAGAAAGGACAGTTTATGATAGTGTTTATGACAATGGTTCTCATGGCAATATGGTTCGCAATTTTTGTTGACGCCAGAATCAGTTTTTTGGAGCGCGGCTGGCCGGTACTGAACTGGATGAAATCGGATTTCATGTATTTGATTATGCCGGTTGCGCTTTTATGCCAGATGATAGCGTTTATCCATTTCTTTCCGGAGAAGAACGGCTACCTGCTGTTTGTTGCGGCAGGCGCGTTTATTGGTTCATTTGCCTGGGATTTCGCGTTCGGGATTGTGGTATATGATGATGCTTTTTTCCCCTTCCGGAAATGGCTGTTCAACATGGGATTTGCCGGCAAATATTACTGGCAGCGATACATTGCCGACGGCGCAAGGTTACTGGCAGGAGGCATTTTACTTTACTTCGCGCTGAAAGGAATGTAATGAATTACCAGGTAAGAAAAGCAAGTGATGTACCTGCAGAGGCTAAAGGTTTATTCCGATTTGTTAACGGCGCGCCGGTTGTACCGCCAGGACGTTTATTCCCGATTGAGGCTTACTGTATTCTGCTGGACCTGCGTTCAGATGAGGCGACGGTAGTTGTGGAAGCTTTGCGCGAGGCGAATTTGCTTCCGGCGAATCTTGAAAAGAGATTTAAGGCAGCAAACGAAACTTTTCCGCAAAGTGACCAGGTATCTTTTTTAGGCGAGGCAATCAATGGGTAATAATGACGGCCTTACTTTGTTTTTCATGCTTGCGTTTATTGTCACAGCATGCTACGCCATCGCCTATAAGAGGAAGTTTGAAGAGCTGGCGGACAAGCACAGCGGGCGGGAATATTCACCCAACTACAATGAAATAATGACCATGCCATTTATTGACAAGGTGATTCTCCGCTGGCATAAATGGAATAATAGGAATATCCACTTCAGGCGCGAACGAAAACGCCTTTACGTAACTCTGGAAAGGGAGGAGTTATGACAGCCCAGACTTACGCAACTGATTTATCGAAACTGAATACGAATGTTACCTGCCCGCATTGCGGCCATGTTCATAACGATGCAGAACACGGGATGAAGCTGATCATGCGCTACATAGAGAGTGTACGGGGTGTTGTAAGCCATCATTGCCCGAAATGCAAGATAAAGTATAAGGTATCTGCCAATTTGCAAGGATTAACCGCGTTACGCCCATGATTGATTCAGCAAAAGCAGATTCCGTAATAAAACTCATATCCGAGTACCGGAGGAGCCGTCCCATAACCTCGAAGAAGATTGAGGATTTACTTGGAGTGCCAGGCGCAACCATTAGAGACGTTGTCCGCGAAGCCCGGAGAAAGAAAATACCCATAGGGAGTAATTCAAGCGGGTACTATTTGATAACCAAACAATCGGAGCTTGATGAAACGGTAAAACACCTACGCAGCCGGGCTTTGAGCGAGTTGGAAACACACCGGTTAATGAAGAACATACGGTTCAGCGAATTTCCGGAACAAATGCAACTTTTTGGAGAACAGGCATGATAGAAAATATACTTCTGATAGTTAAATGGTTTATCGCGTTTGGAATTATTGACGCGGCGATTTTGCTTCTGATCATTTTTTGCCATCGTGACCGGAAGGATAAAAAGGATTCAAATACAAGGACACGCAGAATATGAAAATTAAGAATTATACGTCATCTACACCGGTAGCCCGGTCTGTTGAGTTTATTGAGACGCGACTTGCCGCGGCAGGCGCGGGGTTTATTACCAAGGTTTATGACGGGGAGCCAAAGCGGTTAAAAGGCCTGACTTTCCAGATCGTTATTAACGGAATGCCGACTATCTACAAATTACCGGCAAGGGATGAGTACCCAGTAATAAAATGAATACAGAAGTTTCCGGAACAATTTTGAAAATAATTTTGAATAAACGTGCATGAAAAATAATCTTGAATATTACCAGCGAAGAGCCGATTCATACAGGCATTCTAAAATTATATTTCTAAATGTTGAATATGGGGATGGTAATTCAGGCCTGGCAGCGGAAGCAAGATACTGGAGATTGCTCGACCTGATTGCTGAGTCTGATAATTGCGAGCTTGATTTGACGAAGAAACGGGAAAAAGCACAGGTATCGAAAATACTTGGATTATCATTCGCGAAGCTTGATAAATTACTTAGCGTCTTGGTTAGTGATGATCTGAGACTTTTGATTGAGGTGAGAGAAAATGTTTATTCAGCAGAAAAACTTCGCAAGGTTTTCCAGGAAGTTTCAAAATTACGGGAAGCTGCCAGAGTACGAAAAAACGGTCAAAATAAGGGAGTTCAGCGAACCAATACCGAACCTGACGGAAGTTCGGGCGAACTCTTAACGGGTTCGGACGAACTGAACAACAAAGTAAAAGGTAAAGTAAAGGTAAAGGTAAATGAAAGTAGTAGTTGTAGTAGTAGTAGTAAGGAGATTTCCGGAAACAACAACAACGACAACTTTGATTCTCCGAATTTTGAAAACAAGAAAAGTTTGTCCCAGGCTTTTACTAACCTCATCCAGCGGAAGTTTGGAGAATGCCCGACCGGGACCTTAACAACGCTTTTGAAAAAATTCAACAGCAGCGGACTTTCGCCGGTAACGGCCTGGCAAATTGTTCTTGACAGTTTCGATGAAATTGATTTGCAACCGGCAGAGAAGCGAAACGCAGCTTATCTGGTAGGCAAGATGAAAGGGAAGTTTGATGACGCGCGCGCGGCGTTACGAGAGCAGGAGAGCAAAGATCAGAAAAAAAAGGACGCCCGTGAACGGCGGGAGGAAGAAAAGAAAATAAGCGAGGAATACCGTTTGGCCAAGTTACATGGCGGCGGACCACTTAGCGATTTTAAGAAATTAACCGAAGATTCACAAACAAAAGGTTGTATTAATTAACATGGCAAAAACATGGGTTTATGATCGTTTGTGTTCAGATTTGATTGCCCTCCGGCTGGAGCTTGCAGAGCTGGACCAGGATGTTGACAACGAGATCCGGAAACATGGTGAAGTAGACCCGGAATCGTTACAGCAAGCAAAAGAAAAAATAGCCGAGGCCTGCGCCTTGGCGGAAACAGCATATCAAGAATTCGGGAAAATGAGGAAATGACGATAACAGATTTACAGGCGAAAGCCAGCAGCATGGAAGAAACCATAGTGCTCAGGGAGCAAGAAATTAAAGACGCGAATGCCCTTGACGCATTCAGCGCCATTCCAAACAAGTTACGGGAAATTGCGGTAGCATTGAGCCGGTACACTGTTTCGGTGAAGGGTAAAAGATAATGGACCTGAACAAGATTTACGAAGGCGACAGTGATTTTATTTTATCAAAATATTTTGATGATGAGTCAGTGGATTGTTGCATAACTTCACCTCCTTACTGGGGTTTACGTGATTATAAAATGAACGCGCAGCTTGGGATTGAACGTACGCCCGAAGATTATATAGACCGGCTGGTAAAGGTATTCCGCGAGGTTCGCCGGGTATTAAAACCGGAAGGAACGCACTGGTTGAATTTAGGGGATAGTTATGCCCGTGATGTCAAACAGGGCAGTTCCGGGGCACATGCGGACTATGCAGCTTTAGGCCATATCCATTTACGACAGGATATCATTTGGCAGAAGCCGAATCCGATGCCAGAGAGCGTAACTGACCGCTGTACGAAATCTCACGAATATATTTTCCTACTGAGCAAAAGCCCGAGATATTATTTTGATCAGGATGCTATCCGGGTTCCTTTGAAGGAAGCGCATTTTGCCACTTTTCCCGAGAAGCTCATAGAGCCGCTGGTTTTGGCGGGTTGTCCGGAGGGCGGAGTAGTCCTCGATCCATTCATGGGCGCAGGGACTACGGGTGTAGTTGCGTTCAAGAATAACCGGAATTACGTAGGGATTGAGCTGAACCCGGACTACATAACGATGGCCGAGAGGCGCATTTATAACATTGCGCCGTTATTCACCGAAAATTTAGGTAAAGCAGAGTAAGAAATACGATGGAAAGAGTTAGTTCTACAAAACGGTACGCGAGCGACAAGGACCATGCACAAGGTACGGCCAAAATGCAATTGAAGTTTATTCTGGATAACGTCCGCCATTTGCGGAAGCTCCGCGGCGGCGACAGCTTAGAAAAGGCAGCAAGGAGCATGGCAGCGAACATTCAACTTGGCGGGGAGTTATCGCCGAACCAGTTATCCTACGTTGACTCGATTTATGAAAAGGCATGGAAGGCAGCCGGTTTTGAATCGGTTGAGACGAAGCATGATTTTGGGCCAAGGAAGGCAGACAGGTAATGAGCGTAAAAGGCAGCCGGGGTAAAACGGAAATTAAACAGATCAGCCACAAAGAGCTTTGCCGTATTGCGGCTATCTGGCTGCAAAATTACTGGGGTTGCAATGTAGTTGCGCGCGAGCTTGGAACATCGGCAGGTGAGATCCCGGATGCGTTTGGTGTTAAACACGGAATATGTTACCTGATCGAGTGCAATGCCACCAGGAGTGATTTTCTGGCCGATGGGAAAAAGATATTCCGGATTGATCCTGCGCTTGGGATAGGCTCATACCGTTACTTCATTTGCCCTGCAGGCCTTATCCAGCCGGAAGAAGTGCCGGAAAACTGGGGATTGCTTTGGAAACATGATTTCCAGACGCGGGTAGTTAAGGAGCCTGAATGTCAGGAAAGCAATGCCATATCGGAGAAAATACTTCTCACTTCGATAATCAGGCGGTTAGAAATTAGCAGCTGCGTTTTCGTCTCACCAGAAACGCCGCCGGAGAAACTTGAATGTTTTAGTACCGAGACTTACGACTATGAAATAAAAGCAATCGGCAATTCAGCCGAAATAACTCAATAATCAAAAACAAAATGAAGAAAGGATTGTTTGTTTGCGGGGTTCAAACCCGAGAAGTTTACTTGACCGGGACGGTTGGGAAGCCGTCCCGGATATTACAAACAGTGTAGTTACGATTATGAAACAATTAGCAATTTACGTTCTGTTACCGCTGGCGGTCCTTGTGGCCTGGATGCTGCTGAAAATTACGAAGCGGAGCCCTTCCGGATTGAAGCAATATACTCTTGACCGGGAAGCAGCTTTGAAAGTTCATCCTGCAAATATGGAGCATCATCAGGAGTTAATTTCACAAAGCGTTCACTCCGCAGGGGTAGAGGTAATCCGGTATAGTTCCAAGCAGGAAATGCCGGTTTATTTATGCGGGCGGAAGCCGAAGGATTGTCCTTCGTTTGGGGTTGTATTCATCGAAATTAAACCGGAGGTAGCCAAGTGAGAATTTTAGTATCAAGAACCGAAGGCGGTAAGTTTGAAGTTGTATCGCTACCCAGCAGCCGGAAGGTAATGTTGAAGCGGTTTAAGCGCGGTGACTTTTCGGCCATAGGGAAGTTTTCCGGAATTTTGTTCGGGAAGGGCTGCCGGATATTCAATAACAGCCCTGTACAAGCGAGGGTATATAGCGAATGCAAGGAATATAGTTTTACCGGGATAAAACCGGCCCAGAATTTTCCATTCTTTTTTTCTACAGGCGAAAGAGGTTTATTCCAGATCAAAGCTTCCCGAACCTGGCAAGCTAATTCGAGAAGGAATATGCGGCGGAAGAAGAAATTCGGAGGAAAGCAATGAAAGTATCATTTGATTTTGACGGCTGTTTGAGTCAGCCGGTTATGCAGCAGGTATTTTTGGCTATGGCCCACTACCGGGAGTATAACGGGAAATTACACCAGTTGCAGAACGAGGTATATATCATAACGAAGCGGAACGCAAACGGGAAGAATGATGATCTGTACGAGGTTTGCCGACCTTGACTATTCCAAGCTTACCTGAGATGGCTGATTCCCTTTGCCATTCACGCAGGGCGGAACTACCAGCAGCAGCACATTGGTTATTACGCTTCCATTACAGAAACACAATTCGGGAAGTAAATGCGACGTAACCGATTTAGCGACCAGGAGCGCAAGGACCTGACAGAAAAAGCACTTGCAATGTGGAATGATATGGAGATAGGCGGCATGCACGATACGGGAAAGTTCAGGATTATTGCCGAGGAGCTTAACGTTTCGTTGAATACAGTTCTGACTATCATTTACAATAACACCGGAGAAAAGCCGGAAAAGGAGGAAACTGCCAGGGCAAAGGTAATTGCCAGGTACGGTTCTGATCACTTCAACCCGTTCATAGACTTGCTCCCGATAGCTGAGCTGAGCGTATTGAACGTGAGGAAGTTTGAAGAGCGGTTAAAGTTGGCGGAGCATCCTAAAGAGGAGGAATATTGGGAGTAGCAAAGTTTATGCAAAAAACGATGCAAATAATGAAAAAATAAGCCATTAATTTACTTTTTATTGAAAAAACACAGAAAACGATAAACAATGCCACCCCGTAAAGCGCCGGAATCTCCCGAGCAAGTTGCAGCATTCGAAGCCTTCTTCAAAATGGGTAATACCCGGAGCATTGCCAAATTGTCCCGCTTGCTGAAAAAAAACAAAAATACGCTGCAGAAGTGGTATCAGAAATTCAAGTGGGAGGACAGAGCAGAGCGCCGGAGCAGGAAAATTGCGAAGGAGATAGAGAAAAAGACCGATAAGGACCTGATTAAGCAGCGTACCAGCTATTTATCTGAGATTGGATTTTACCGAGACGCATTGAAGGACTTGCTTGATACCGTGATCAAAAAGGATCCAAAGACCGGGAAACCAAAGATCATGATTATACCCGAGAGCGTTAAGGACGTAGGTATTATCATAAAGGCTTATGAGATTCTCACCCGGCTCGAAATGGACGTGTTGAAAGAGGACAAGGACCAAAATAAGGATGAGGGTGTTCACCTTACGTTCGTTCAGCAGATAACCGTCAACGGCAAAACAGTTGAAGAGGAAGTAAAATTGGAAAGCGCGCCGGTTGTTGATGAGATTGAGGAAGCGACTGTAGTGAATGAATCTTAAATTAGAGAATGAGATAAACCCCGCGTACTTTCCTTTGTTTTGGGACCGGAAGCGATATGAGGTTTTGTACGGAGGGGGAGGTTCGGGCAAAAGCTATTTTGCCGGCCAGAAAATGCTTACCAGGGTTATGCAGGAGGAAGGGCATAAATTCCTTGTGGTCAGAAAGGTTGCTAAGACGCTGCGCGGAAGCTGCTATTCACTATTGCAGGGTGTAGCTCAATCATGGGGGATAGAACAAAAGTTCGATTTTAGGAAAACGGATATGTCCATCCAGTACAGAGCGAACGGAAATGAGATTGTTTTTGCCGGTATGGATGATACGGAGAAGATTAAGTCTATTTTTGGCATTACGGGTATTTGGATTGAAGAAGCTACTGAATTAGCGAAAACTGATTTCATGCAGCTTGATATCCGACTCAGGGGACAGACGCCGAACTACAAGCAGATCATGTTGAGCTTTAACCCGATAAACAGTCAAAATTGGCTATACAGGCATTTTTTCGCCAATCCGGGAGCACGGGTACAAAAGCGGAGCACGATACTTAAAACTACGTACAAAGACAATTTGAAACTGGATGCCGAGTACGTAGAAATGCTGGAAGGATTGCGGGAGCAGGATGAGAATTACTATAATGTCTATTGCCTTGGACTTTGGGGACAGTTAGCGGAAATTATCTACAAACCATTCCCGATCAGGAAGCTTTATCCGCCATACTTCACGGACACATTTTACGGCCTCGATTTTGGTTTTGTAATGCCTACGGCCTTGGTCCAGATTGACCGGAGGGAAAATGAGTTCTTTTTGACTGAGAAAATATACCGGACAAGGCTCACTAACGGGGAATTAATCCAGCAAATGAATGATTTGGGTATTTCGAAGCATCAGCCAATCTACGCCGACGCTGCCGAGCCGCAGAGGATCCAAGAGATTCACAATGCAGGGTATATGATCATCCCGGCCAACAAGCGGGTGAAGGACGGCATAGACCATGTAAAGCGCCATGTGATTTACAGCACACCTGAGAATGTGAATATAAACAGCGAGGTTTTGGGCTACGCTTACAGGAAAGACAAGGACGGCAATATATTGGAGGAGCCGATAAAAATTAAAGATCACATGATGGATGCTATCCGTTATGGAATACATACGCACCTGGGGTTAGACTTCGGTGAGTTGGCGCAGAATCCGGCAAATATGGATATGGACAACCTGATAAAGCTATCGGATGCTTACATGGAGTTGAAGTACCGCTGTTTGAAGGAAGGTTTGGACGAGGCTACAATGGCGCAAAGGCTTATCAAGGAGCTTCAGCTTAATGAGGTGAATTACGATAAGCTGAAAAAGTACGTGAAGACTGAATATGACTATTGACAATTAACAAATAGAACCCTATGTTTGATAACATGAAAAAACCAATAAGTAACGAAATTTTAGAAAAACTCGTCATCGGCACATTGATTGACAAACCGGTAAGCTTTGAGCTGGTTGAATCATTCTTGAAGCCGGAACATTTTAATAATGATGATCACCGGAGAATATATCAGGCGATCATAGACCTTGCAGCAGCACATATACCTATTACTCCGTTCGCGATACTTGATAAATCCGCTCCTGATTTCATACACCGGTCAGACTTCGCGACATACATAATGCAGTTAGCACAGATAACGGTTTCACGGGGCCACCTGGCAGATACGGCCAGAGCCTTGATAACCAAACAACAAGGAGCAGCAGAATGAAGAAGTTATTTTATCGGTTCATCACTTTTTTGGTAGCGACGTTTATTCAACCCATCCACAACGAGCTATTGACTTTACGCGGCTGGATCACCGGCAGGGCGGAACTGTTTGAAAATGCAGTGAAAGCGGAATCAGAGAAGTTTTACAAAACGCTGGCAGAGCACGTAGAGGCTTTATCCAAAGGGTTGGCGGCTGAAGCGGTAGCACTTAGCCAAGGAATTGCCAACGAGGCCCAACGCGCTTTCAATAAATCAGTGAAACCGGCAGTGCTGATTGTGAATGATACGATCATTAACATGGCAGCGACACCAACGTTTAAGATTGAGGGTATTTTTGACCGGGTAGCTGATGAAGTAACAATCGCAATGCAGGCAAATTTCCGAGAAGTGGCGAAGTTCAGACTCGATATGAGGAAGATTGCTAAAATATTTGGCGAGGAATACGGGCAGCTTTACGAAAAGGGGAAAGAATCTATTCTGTTTTACCAGGAGTTTATTGCATCCGCTAAGTACAGAAAAGATCCCGTTGAACCACCGTTTGATTTCTTTTCCGGCGTAATGAAGGAATATAATTTCCGGTTCGCTAACAGCATTCAGAGTATGAATGTTCTAACCGAGGAGTATTTACAGCAGCAGTTTATTAATTCCTTTATTGGCATTGCCCGCTATGTTATTGAAGAAGAAGAAAAGCTGGTACAGGAAAACCAGGCAAAGATACAGAGCATGCACGCCATAAGCGAAGGCCAGAGCGCGAACGTTCAGCAGTCCAATATTCTGGATATGAACGGGAACCCGATTAACACGGCAGCACCGACACCCAGCGAACCCGAACCAGCAGACGCCGAGCCAGCCGCGGCAATTTCATCGAGCGGCACATACCCTATTCCACCTGCAGGCAGCAGCCCGCTCCCAGCCGAGGACGGCGAAGTAGTTTAATCCTAAAAAGTGCGCTCCGGTGTGGCGGGATATGTCAGGTCCCGTCACCGGGAACATCGGAAACAGAGAGCCGGAGCGCAAAAATTATAAACCGGAAAGGACTAACGATGAAAACAATACTGTTTATCCTGTTAACAGTTGCGATATTCGCCCAGAATGATTACAAAGGTTGTCCGGAAACCGGGACGCCATCGAAGGCAAATATAAACGCGCTGAATGTATTGAAGAACCGCGCAGCGATACCGGCGGTTGCTGATTTTGATACGACCGTTACTTTGGAGGCTATGCTGATCACCGGCGATGACACAAAACGATGGACACCGGCAAAGGCGGGACAGATCACCGGACAGATTAAACTTGTTAAGACCGGAGGCGCGGAATCCTGCAATTGCGGAATGAAAGACGATGAGGACAGAGACGCGCATATTGAGATTGTTTCACTCACTCATAGTACACTGCCGGTAATTGTAGAGGTTACACCCAGGATCAGGGCACAGATGAAGGCCCGGGGAATTGACTGGAGTACCAAAACTTTGAAAAGCCTTGTAGGCTCCATTGTAACCGTTCAGGGCTGGCTATTTTATGACGCCGAGCATAAGCAAAGCGCAACGAACACCGCACCGGCAGGGAAGCATAACTGGCGGGCGACCGCATGGGAGATTCACCCCGTTACCTATTTGAAAGTGGTGAAATAAACGCATGGATAAGCAAAACATCTACGCAATTTATTGGAGATACAAGAACTCAACCAGGGAGCGTATCCTCGTTATGGGGAGAAGGAACCCGGTTCTATTTAGCTCAGAATCTGCCTGCAGGGCTGACGTAAAATTGCGGAACCATGTGACCAGTAGAATTTTATATCGAGCTCAAAAAGTAAAAGTTTATAAAAATGGCGTAGTGAAGAAAATAGTCATAAATAATTTTCAGTGGCTATCACCCGCTATGACGGTGACGAAATGAAGCTTAACGGCCTCGAAGTTGACTTTGATGAAAATGAGGGCTTGCTAAACATATTCGCCCGGCAATATTGGGAGATAAAGTTAGAGTTCATAAACGAGGAGATACCGAGGCCGCAGACGGAGAAAAGATTCATGGCGGCCTTCGCGGAAAAGTACAAGCTTGAAATGACACTGGATGATTTTATTGAGCTGAAAGACTACGCGGAGAACGACTACCGCGGGGAGGCATTAGCCAGAATTCAGGAAGATTTGGACAGTGGATTGCTTACAGAAGTAAATAGTGCAAAATATAGAGCAAAGGGGAAGCCCGAAACTTTATAGTTTCCCGTCAAATTTTGGAGTAAAGCCGATATGAACATCAGTCTTGCTGACGATGAAAATGATAAACCAGAAATTCTCACGGACAATGATATTATTGAACAGGTCAACAATAACGCGCAATTCCAAAAGGATCTACGTGTTTTAGACCAATCCAGTGCGATAAACTTTGAATTAGCAAACGAGGTACTTGCCTTGCTGCAGGACAGCGAAGGCCTCATGTTCGATCAGTCTGAAGGAGAGCGGTTTATTAATTGGGAAACAGAGCCCATTCCCTACCAGGTATTACGCAGGGCCGGAGCTTCAGAGCCAGCCGAACTTATTAAGAGCCACCGAACTTTCGATTTTATTACATGGGGCAGAATACCTCCAAGAGAGGGCGCGAGGGGTTGTAGGTTAAAATTCCGGAATCCGGATTATCAGCCGACCAGGGAAGAAAGTGCCATGCTTCGCCAGTGGGAAATGAAGATATTCGAACAGTTCTTTTTTCCCCCGAATGAGTATTACGCCAATTTCGGAAAGTTCATAAGCGCAGCGTACCGGGATTGGTTTGATCTGGATGATATTACGACTGAATTTAGGATGGATGGTTTTGGCCAGCCGGTAGCGGTCCACTTGCAGGATCCCATAATAATGAAGCCGATTGTGAAGCAGAGGAAATACTCAGCAGCGGGATTATACTCAGACGTTGAGGATATCCTGAACGATTATGAGAAGCTTTTAGACACGAAGGAATTTAAGGAAGCGACCAGCCGGGACAGGGAAGAAGCCGACTATCTGCTATTGTACAATAACAAGCGCTTTGCAGCCCTCACCAGGGAAAGAGTACGTAAGTTCCACTTCTTCACCCGTAGCGATTTTCGACACGCACAGCGGGGCTATAGCGTTGTGGAGAAGGGAATCCGTACACTCACGAACATCATCAACGCGCTAACATGGAATGCCAGCAATTTCAACAGCCGCCAATTTACCAGCATGGTAGCATTTACCGGCGGAGGCGTTAACACCGTCGCGTTAGAAAAGCTGAAAAAGATACTCTACGCCAACATGAGCGGAGCCAGCAACGCCCAGAAATTCCCGATGATCAGCTTAACCGGGGAAAAGACGGACGCCAAAGTTTTGAATCTTCGCCAGAACTCCAAGGACTTTGAATTCCACCAAGGCACTACTTTACTCTTCTCAATTTGGTGTAAATACTCCGGGACGGACCCGAACGAGCTTGCATTAGCTTCCTACAAGGACGCGGTAGGGAAACCGGGATTATTCAATGAATCCGCCGACGGCCTTGTTAAGGAGAGCAAAGATTCAGGAGCCAGAACCTTCCTTACGCACCTTGCAGATTCAATGAATGTGCCTAACAGGGACGGGCTGAACGTATTCCAGCTTATGACTCAGATGGATGTTAAGATGGAGTTCACCGGCTTCGAAATAGAGGACGCAAAGGTAAAATACGAACTCCGTGAAAAAGACTTAGAAACCGTAAAGAGCGTAAACGATATTTTGGCCGAGCAGGACAAGGAACGTCAGGTTTTAATGTTGGGAGATAATAACATATTCGATATTCCCGGGTTCCATAACTCATCGGTTTATCAAACCGCGTTATTCCTTGCTCAGCAGAAGGCTCAGAAAGACGCCGCCCAGCAGCAACCGGGAGGAATGCCGGGCATGCCAGGACAGCAGGCACCGCAGGACCCCGCAGCGGAAGCCCAGCAGCAGGGTATTCAATTAACTGATAAAGACCAAGCTTTGTTAAAGCAGGTTCAACAAAAACAAGGCGGCAATTCAATGGACAACGATTTGCAGGCCGAACTACAACAAAACGGCGGACAGCCGGAGGAGCAGGAATGATAGTTAACACCAAGGACACCCGTTTCGAACTAAAGGAAGGTGATACGCATATTTACAATAATTGCGTCATCCACCAGTATGGACAATTGGACGCGGTAAAGGAAGATAAACCGGCAAAGACCATAAAGGATTGTGCGAACTTTGACCAGTGTGTTGCGTTCGTGAAAGAAGAAATAGGATTAACCTACGAGCTGATAAAGAGCGTTTTAATCAGTGCCGATAAATTTTTCATTACCCAAGGCCAATGATACTTACTATAGATTCGAAGATTCACCACCTTAAAGAGCTTGATTTCATTGAGCGGGAACTTTACGGCCTTTTTAGCCCGGAGGAGTTCTATACCGATTTACGGAAGTTTCTGCAGCAGAATCCGGACATCGACCTACGCAATAAGGGCTGGTTGAATGAATTCGAGGTCAGGGCCATTGATGAATATGTAAAGAATTATTTCTTCTCGAGGATCCCCGAAGCAAAGACATGGTATTTACGCGCGTATATAGTAGGCCGGTTGACGGCTGAAAGCGACCTTATGGGAACGGTACTCAGTTTGGCGCCTTTAGCAACAATGCCATTATTTGTGCAGACAGCAGCAAAGGAATTCGGGCTATCCCTACATGAAGCCAAAATGCTGGAAGGCGCGGTCAGTACGGCAGGAATGCACATAACCAACACTACCCAGGGGACGATTCAGCAGATTCAGACCGCGATATCCGATGCTTTGATCAGGCGGGAAGGCATTCAGGGAATAGAGCGAAGATTAAATTCCATGCTGAATCTTGACATAGGCGATTTGAACCGGGACTGGAAAAGGGTTGCGATAACCGAAACGAATATGCTGTTTAACGACGGATATATCTCTTCTATGCTTGACGGGGACTATGTAATAGGAGTGAGCATGCCGGACGCTTGCGATTCTTGTTTGAACGACATTAACAATAAAATTTACCAGGTGACAGCCGCGCCGCCGCCGGACTATACCGAGTTAACCGGAGAAGCCAAGAAACAGGCCGAATTTGATTGGGAAACCAAAGTTTGGGCAGGAAAGAACAATATAGGCCGGAGTGCTTCCAAGCGGAAACGTTTGGATAAACAGGCTGGTAACGCCGAGACTAATTTACGGCACAAGCATCATCACGAAATGAGCATGCCCGCTTGCCCGTATCATCCACACTGCCGCTGCCGATGGATTCACTTTAACCCGAAATTCCAATGGATTGACAAAGGCGGTAATTTGCGCTTTGCAGTTGAGGACCCGGACGCGCATGATGAATGGTATAAGGAGAATATAGGGTGAACGTAGATACGGTCCCGATACTTGCAACCATTATTCTTATTGCGACAGCAGCCACGTTTATACTTGGAATAGGCGCCTATGTTATTCACGGCAGGAAAACGAAGCTGCCATTCACCCACTATGAGAAAGACATTCTGGAAAAGAAAATCCAGAACATTCTTTATACCGGCAATAATAAATACCGGACCGAAGAGCTTATAAAATTAATCGGCGAAGAAGTCAGAAAAGCAAAGAAATGAAATTCGTAGTTAAATATCCGGACTATGAAGGCGGCTTCATTTACAAAGCCGTTGAAGGGTATAATGTTGTTACCAGGGACAATGACCTACATATCATTGACTCCCGGCCCATAAATATGCTCAGGAAGGGATTAGACACCCACCGGGGTAAGATTTTACGCTATGACGATAGTACGGTAGAGGTTTTGACAGATCAGGGCGTAAGGACAGCCGACAGAGAATTATTTAACCGAGTTCTGATTCATAAGTCTATTGCCACCCAGGAACGGCAGGCAGCGGACGAAATTTGGCAGCGAGGCGGCCTGATTAAATCAGTTCGTAATATGATGACGGTAAAGCCCCCAAAGGTAAAGGACAATACTGTTAAACCGCCATCATCGGGCGGCCTGGCATGGAATGCGAAGGGCGGGCAGAAACCCGATCATAAATACATCGAGCGCAGGCCATCACCCACAAGGCCGGATGAATGGGTTTATTTATACCAGCTTCCTAATGGTGAGAAGAAATGGCATGATGAGAGCGGCCAGGAAATAAGCGAACAGGACGCAAACTCCGCAGCGCAGAACGAGCCGTCAGAAGGCAATTTAACCGGGTATAAGGAAGGTTCGTTCGTTAAGGTAAACAGCAGAACCGCCAGAGTGAGCGGCGTAGCTGATAATGTAATTTCGGTTCAGTATGATGACGGCAGTGAGGAAATACTTTCTTCCTTCCAGTTGAATCCGAAGTTGCAGAAAGTTGGAGCAAACTATTTTGATCCGCAGTCACAACAGAATTATGCAGTTGAAACGATAGGGGACAATGTATTTTTAGGCAGGAGCCAGAGCGGAGAACTCAGGGCTTTTTTGAAACGGAAGATTTTCAAGCTCAGTGACGAGCAGATACACCCTAAAACAAAGTCACGGCTGGACCCGAACCACTACACCCACGACAGCGTTTACAAAACTTATGCTTCTCATTCCCAGGCGCACGGCTATGATGAAATGAGCGACGATGGTTTGAACTATGCAAAAACCACACCGGTTGCAGGCGGACAGTGGACTATAAACCGCGAATATGATCCGGCTACAAAGGAATTTACCGTGAGTGTAAACGGGAAAAAGGATTTCAAAATTGACTATGAGGGCAAGAACCTTGAAGTTATAGACGCGACGGACACGGACATTATTGCCAAGGACGAAACCGGCGGGATCTGGAATGTTGATAAACGCCTGTACGGCGATTATTTACGGAAACAGGGGTTGAAGATCCCCGCAGCGGGTGACAATTCAGGGTTGAGCGAAACAGACCAGATATTGAAACACGTTACGGACACCGGCAGCCAGGGAGATAAAGCAATTTCAAACGCCACCGGCATTCCGTTAAACCGGGTGAAAAAATACCTTGCAGACCTATTGATCGACGGGAAGCTCCGGCACCGGAACGGGGAGTATTCGACGAAAGAGAAACCGAAAGGACGATGGGTAGCTGATCAGAAGGCGCCAATCGTCAGCGCAGAGGAGCGGGCCAAGGGTGAGCAGGAGCGGTTGTCCAGGATTAACGATAAGAATGTTGCCAAAAATTCAGATGAGTATAAGACCGGCACTTCTTTATTGGAGAAGGAAGGGTTTAATCTTAACCCGAATAATGAATTTTACGCATCGAAGCGGGTACGCGCGAACGGCTTAGATTTTGACATCGAGGCCAAGTATAACATGCAAACCGGATTGTGGGAAACCCAAGTTTCTAACGGCCATTACAAGGAACTGCAAATAGGCAGCAATCCGGATGAAAAATTCAAGATAGCCGATATCACCGGTGACACCGTCAGGTACTATGACCATAACGGAAAAATCAATTCAGTTGATTTGAAAGAGCTTGAAGCGATAAACGGCAGAAATGTATTTGAGCCTACCAAGGCGCAGAATGCCAGCCAGAATATTGCTATGGGTGATCAGACGGAGATTGTATATGCCAATGGTGAAAAGCACAAGGCAAACTACGCGGTAGTTGAGCTTGACGATATTACCGCCAGCCACGACGAGCGGACATTCCTTCCAAACAAGAACTATCCGCAGATGGACGGCCAGAGCACGAACGACCGGGATTATACCAAGAATCTGGACGATCAGCGCATGGTTCAAAAGGTTGAACAGAACTGGGATAACCGGACTATCAACAACAGCCAGCAGGCGGACCAACATATTATTATTTCACCGGAAAACTTTGTTGTTTCCGGGAATAATAGGACGATGAGTGCGAAGTTAGCCAGAGAGAGTAACCCGAAGGCTTGGGAAGCGTTCAAAGAAAAGATGATAGCCGACGCCAGTTATTACGGGCTGGATCCGGAAGCCATAAAAGGGATGAAGCACCCGTTTTTTGTGAAGATTGACGCCGATACGCCGAAGGATGAGAACGGGAAATACGTGTACCGGAAATCGGAGCTTGCGAAATTCAATGCCGATGATAAGAAGTCCAAGACCGAAGAAGAAGAGGCCATGACCTACGGGGACGCGATTCAGGGCCGCCCGGAGATCATGGAGGTACTTGCAGACGCCATGAAGGATAAGGAAACACTTAGCGATATTTTGAACAGCAAAGCGGTTGATACGCAGAAGGCGTTCAGGGATGCCCTATTCCAATCCGGGGTAATGCCGCAGCAGGCAGCGAAAAAGTATTTTAATCCGGACGGCAGCTTAACGGATAACGGTAAAATTCTCGTTCGCAGCGTACTCAAAGGGACATTCCTCAGCCCGGACACGTATGAACTTTCCACGTCAGAAGGTATGAAAACCTTCGGTGACGCCATCATTGATAATGTTGGAGCGAACTCTATAAACGCCAGCCTGCACCCTGAATGGAGCCTGCAGAACTACATTAATGATTCAATACGACTTGAAGGGAAATATCAGTACAGCGGGGACTACAAGAAGAGCGGCAGCCCGTTTGAGCAGATGTTACGCATGCGGAATATGTTTGATGCACCGCACGACCGCCGGACCGTAGCTTTGAATCTGCTTGCTAAGAAGGGGAAGGAAGTTTACGGGAAAATTCTGAAAGATTATAACCAGACGGCCAGCACCGAGCAGACCAACAACATGGATAGCATGTTTGGTGAGAACATTACACCCGAAAACCTGTTTGAATCCGCGGTGATCGACGGGGAGTATAAGGGTAAACCGATATTTACACCGGAGGACCGGAAACTGCTGGATGAATTCAAATTTGAAACCCAGCCGAGCAAAGGCGGGAAATGGCAGAAACCGAAAGATACGTCAGCGGTTGATAAGGCGTTCAATGAAGCGACCGGGCAGCAGGAGGAAACGCAGCAGGTAGAGAAGTCGATTGATACCAGTCATAACGCACTTCTCCCGTCAAAGAAGAATCCGCGGGTGAGCCGGTGGCAGAGGATTGAATCAGCAAGTGCAGAATATCAAATTGGTGATTTTGGACCTATCTATCATCAGTTCAAGAAGAGATCAAAAGAAGCCATTCAGTTCCTTGTTGAAAAGAAGGACGGAGAGGCAATAGGCGCATTATATCATCCAGCCATAGGCGATATTGATTTGGTTTGGGGTAAAGAAGGGACTGGAAATAATGATGGATACGGGCTTGCGAAAATTGTTAAATACCATCCGGAAGTAGTTGAAAATCTTCAGGGAATATTGGAATCTATGCCAATTAAGAGTAAAGGTAAAAATAGAATTCGATTAGAAGATAACAACCATGAAGCGGCTGTGAGTTTAGAATGGTATGGTAAGGCGAAGACCTGGTTGTTAACCGAGTACCAAAAACAAAAAGCCGCCCGAAGTATGAACGTGGGCGGCGAATCTCAGTTGAGACCAGATGAAACGACTACTTCATCTGTAAATCCAGTAAGCAATATAGTGAATGCAGGTGATGAAAGTCAAGAGATTAACAAAGGGATGAACGCAGTAGATTTCGCGCTGAAATATCACAAAGACCAGAAATATAACGGTCAGCCGTATGTAGAAGCGCATTTGCAGCCGGTATTTGAAATGAGTAAAACACTTTGGACAGCCAGCGACAGGAAATTAGACTTTGAAACCTTGGGGAAGGCGGCCTTCCTTCACGATGTAATGGAGGACACCGATGCGACCTATGATCAGGTGAAAGAGCTTTTCGGACAGGACGCCGCGGATGCCTGCCAGCTGCTTGATACTACTAATAAGACCAAGGACGAGTATTACGCGGGAATAGCTACTTCTCCGTTAGCCAAGTTAATAAAGGCGGCAGACCGGCTTGTAAATCTGAAATCGCTTGCAGCTCACCCGGACGTTGACTGCGCAGCCTATCTTAAAAATAAATACCGGAATGATCTTGCATACTATGAGAAGTACGACATTTACCCGGACCTGATTAAACAGGCAGTAGACGAATTATAACAAATAACAGCATATATCAGTTAACAGGCGAAGCATGGATAATCTTGATGATAAATTGAAGGCGGACAAAAACTTTAAGCTACAAGGACGTAAAAGCTTTCAGGGCCTTGATATTGCGGTAGAGAACCGGCCCGGCAGCATACGCAGCGGGCTTGACAATGACGGGGAGGAATGGGAAACCCGTATGTTTTATGAATATGGATATATCCGCGGCACGCTTGGAGTTGACGGCGAGCAGGTAGATTGCTATGTGGGTAAAAACGCCGACAGCCAAAAGGTTTTTATCATCCATCAGAAGAATCCGGAAACCGGCAAGTATGATGAGGATAAAGTTATGCTTGGGTTCACAGATAAAACACACGCCAGGGACGCCTATTTGGCACACTACGACTCGCATAAGTTCCTTGGTGAAATAACTGAAATGACCATCGACGAATTAAAAGAGAAATTGAAAACCAGGAAGGGTAAAATGATTAAGAGCGTATCAATTTTCGGTAAAAAAGTATTGCAGGCGTTCGAGGATATTTTTAAGTCAGTGAAAGTCCGGGATCTATTGACTATGAATATGTTTGACGCCGCGAATCCGGATGATGAGGTGACAGAGGGTAAAACCGTAGTAAAAAACGGAAAGACTTATGAATACCGCCGGAGCCAGAAAAACCCGGGGGTACGCAGATTGTTTTCCACCGAGCAGGACGAACCGGCGCAGCCGGATTTATTCCAGACCGCTCCAAAGATAGCAGGGCCTACACCGAAGCAGGCAGCGGCCTTGGGTGAGCATGAGCCAGTAGACCAGGCAGCCATGAAGGAGGCCACAAAGAGAACTAAATTATTTGGCCAGCAAGTAAGTTTATTCGATCAGCAGGAAGAGCCGAAAACTGCAAAAAGCCTTGTAAAAATAACTAATAAAATAACCGGTGAATCTGCAAAACCGGATGAAAAAATAACTGACAAGATACCGGAAGAGGAACACCCCGAGACAATAGGTGATGATCTGTTCTCCCAGCCAGCACCCAGCCCGAAAAAGAAAGAGGATGAAGAAAACCCGACAATGGCGTTTGGAGCGGAGGCTATTGATAAGAACGTCGTGAAGAAACGGCAGGAAATAAATGCCAAAGCGCTTGAACTTCTTAAAACAAAGAAACCTGAAGAAATGACAATGGATGATAAAATAATCCTTGCTCAGTATTCAGGCCGCGGCGGATTGGGCGGAAACACTTTTGACGATATCAGTTTGAACGAATATTACACCAGGACGCAGGAAGCACAGTTTATTTGGGATATGTTAGGGAAGTTTGGCTTCAAAGGCGGACCGGTACTGGAACCGAGTTCCGGAGTTGGCGTATTTATCCATACCGCGCCAAAGGACACCATAGTTGACGGCGTAGAGCTTGATAAGACGAGCAGCGCTATTGCTTCCATACTTCACGGGCAATTCCACAACATAACGAACCAGAGTTTTGAGCAACATATAAAAGGAAGCGACGGCGGAAAATATGCAGCGGTAGTAGGAAACCCGCCATTCGGGCCGCGCGGAATGACCTCAGTTGACGATCCGGAAAAGATAGACTTGAACACCTGCCAGGAATATTTCCTTGACCGGGGTATTGACGAACTTGAAGAAGGCGGGTTATTGGGAATGATTGTTCCCACGGGTATCATGGATAACCAGGTGAATGAATGGCGGCTTTCTCTCAATAAAAAGGCAGACTTTTTAGGCGCAATCAGGATGCCTACCGGAGTATTTAAGCATGCAAAGGCTCAGGTAACAACGGATATTGTATTTTTCCGTAAAAGGGATGATGCAGTACGGGACTATCTTGAAAACGTTCCTAAAGAGGATTTGAAGGGCTTATACGACGCTCAAATTCTTGACGCGGAGTTTATTGCCGGTAACTATTTTGAGAAGAACCCGCAGTACGCCCTTGGAACAAAGAAGCGCGGGCAATGGGAAGGACAGAGCATTTGGACCGGTGACATAAGCCGGGGTGATCTGGATGAAGTTGGAGCATTACTGAAATTTACGGATCGGGACGCGGAATATCAGAAGCTTGGAATCCTCATTGATCGACTGCCGGCAAAAGAGCTTCATGTTGGAGATACCAAAACATTCAACGGGCGCACCTACCGATTGAACGAAAACCACCGATGGGAAAGGGTTGATGAAGCGGAGCTGGGTAAAGAATCCCTGCCAAAAGAGCTGCAGGAGAAGCTTGGAATAAAAACAAAAGCAGAATTTCAGGCCTTGCAGCGGGACGTAGCGAAAAAGCTTGAACTCACCCGCGAGCAGTTAAATCTTCTGGATGATAAGGTTTTGTCATCGGAGCTGGAAGCGTACAATGACAAAAACGACTTCCGGGCGGAAATGCTGAAGCACGCTACTTTGTTAGGGCTGGCAGTTAAAAAGTTTCAGATTGATTTACGAAGCGGGGCCATTGAAGGAAGCGACGCACAAAAAGAAGCAGCTAAGCTTGCAGGCTTGCTCAATCAGTTCCATGATAAATACGGACACCCGATTAATGATTTGAAACTGAAACGGTACTTAGGGCGCACAACCGGAAACCCTATTCTTTATTTGGCCGGGTCCTTTAACGAGGACGGCGGGTTAAGCGCAATTTTTGACGATCCACTGGCTTACTACGCAGTATACAGGACAAACTACGAAGTGGGTGAGCTTGACAGCAAGAGCATACCGAAAATTTTACAATATCTGGTTGATAACGGGCTTGACACTTCTTTCGAGTCTATACAGTCCATGTACAGCGGCGGCACCATCGAAGAAAATGAGCTTATCCGTGATGAGAATGTTTTTATTGACGAGAACGGCGGGTATAGCCCAACGCAGGAGGTTTGTGTAGGTACGGTTTATAATAAACTGGATGCCTGGACAAAAATGCGAAAAGACATCAGCGAAAAATTGTCAACTCCGGCAGGGGTAAACGAACCCGAGGGCGAAGGTAAAACGCTTAGCGACGATGAAAAGGAAACCTTGCTACTGAAGGATAAAAAGCTTGAAGATCAGATTTTTGAGATGAAACGCAGAGCCGGATCTACGGAGTTAACGAATCTTCCGGTATCAATGAAGGACGCAGGAGAATTTTTTGATATTAAGCATTTGAACGAATATTTAAGCGGGAAACTGGGAGCTAATTTTGTTGGCAACATATCCAGGAATAAAGAAGGCTTTTTTGGTATGGAGGACCAAGGGCTACAGAACACCTATTTGATGTATGCCACAAAAGGCGCAGAAGGCCAGGACAAATATGAAAAAGATCAACGGAACCGGTCTATGGAGGCGTATTTCGGTAAGGAAAATCTGAATCCGCCGATGTTTCTCTTCCTGAATATGCTTAACGGCTTATCGGTTCGCGGCGCAAATAGTCTTGAATTCAAAAAACAGTACGAAGATATTGCGAACAGCTTTGTCAAATACCTTGATTCAATTGATGAGGCACCGGCCATAACCGATATTTATAACCGGGCTTTTAACGACTTCATACAGAAAAAGTATGATGATTCAGTTATCGAAGGCCTGAATCACTTTGCTTACGATAAAGTTGTTGCCACCGATAAGGACGGCAAAGAATTTACAGTAAGGGATAAAATAGGCTCCCATGTTTGGGAAGTTGTCCGGCGCATGTATGACCAAGGGAAGGGTATAATTGCTCACGGCGTCGGTTTAGGAAAGACTGTCACTGCAATTGCGCTGATAGCCTTATCGAAGGCAACGGGCCGATGCAAGAAGCCGGTAGTGATCATGCCGAAGTCATTGCAGCTGAATTGGGTAAACGAAATTAACAAGTGGACCGAAGGGAGTAAGATACTTCCGGTTGGATTGAAGCAGGTAAACGGAGTCTGGAAGGATTGCAACGCGCAGGAAACTATTTTGCAGCTTCAGCAGATTCAGAACGAGGACTGGGACTATATTCTGATCACCAGGGATGACTTTAAACGGATAGATTTCAACCCCGAGACGAAAAAGCGAATGATTAAAGAGATAGCGGATAAATACTATCCGGAAGGTGATGAAATGACCAAACTCGATAAGCAGAAGCGCGAAGTGGCTATTCAGCAATTGGCAAAGACCATGCAGAACGATACCGCGTTCGAAAACGTGTTTCTGGAAAATCTTGGGCTGGATATGATGGTGAGGGACGAGGCCCATGATTGCAAGAACTTACTGCAGGCAGTTCAGACGGATATTAAAGGCATAGGCAATGCCGCCGCGGCGATCAGCATGCACAACTTTTTTGCATCGAAGATCATACGCGGAGCCAATAACGAAAAGGGCGTATTCTCTATGACGGCAACACCGATTTCTAACAGTCCGCTTGAAGTGTTTAATATGATGCTGCCGGTTATGGAAAAGGAGCTCGAGGCGATCAATATTAAGACAATGGATGATTTTGTTGAGAAATTTGCAGATCACGGAATGCGGATGACTGCCGACGCCGATGGTAAGGTAGGAGAAAAAGACATGTTCTCCGGCTGGAAAGTGCCTGACGCGCTAAGGAAGATTTTCTACCGGTTCACCGACTTTAAAACAAAGGATGATGTTGAAAGTGTACGGTCAAGCATAAAGTTCCCGAAGGAACGGCCTTCCAATTTATACAGTACGTTAAATGCAGGGCAGGAACAATTAAGCGATCATTGTTCGGCAAGGCTGAATTGTTTGAAATACCGTGAGCAGGATCCCAATACTAAAAAGTGGAACCTGAAAGACAGCGTAATGACCAAGGACATTGAGGAAGAAGTTCTAACCGAGCAGGAGAAGCAGGACGCGGTTCACTACTTCTATAATCAGTTCATACCCACGTATGAGAAATTGAACCGGGGCCGCAGTCCGGAGGATCCGCCGATTGATGACTGTTTCTTCTCAATTCAGAGCGACCTTATTAAGATCAGCAGCGATTTGGACTGGTACGCCGGGAACCGCAGCTATTATTCCAAGGATATTGATGAATCGTTTGTTGAGAAATACAATGATTTAGATAAGTATAAACAGTTGACCGAGCATGCTGCAGGGCTTTATAATTCGGGCAAGAAGCAGCTCATTTTCGCTATAAATACTACGCTTCACCCGATCATACTTGATAATCTGATAAAGGCCGGGATAAAGCCTTCTGAAATTGCTATTGTAAACGGAAAGACGGCAAAGAACGCACAGGCCCGCTCCAAGTTCAGTGAAGGGTTCAACAGCGGCAAGTATAAAGTAATTATCGGTAACTACGCCACAATGGGCGAAGGTTTGAATTTTAACAAAGAATGCGCTGCCATCACCCACGTACAACCGGCCTGGAACTATGCACAGATCGAGCAGGGAAATGGCCGGGGAATTCGGCAGGGGAATGACCTGGACTTTGTTGATACGTATTACATGCTCACCAAGGGCAGCATCGACACCTTCATGACTGATAAGATCATGAAGAAGGGCGGCATGGTTTCTAAATTCCTCAAAGGAGAGCTGAGCGAGTGGAACGAAGATGTTCAGCTTGACGGTGACGAAATGCTGGCCGCACGGGCGAAGAACCCGGAACGGGCAAGGAAAATTCTGGAAAGAAGGAACGCCGCCATTCAGGAGGCTAAGAAGGAGAAAAACCGGGTAATTAATTTCCAAAAGTTTGATCGGTTGTTTGAAGTAAAAGCTAAGATGAGTAAGTTTGAGGACCAAAACAGCAAACAGTATAAAATGCTGGAACAGGAACAAAATGAGATCATGGAGCGGTTGAACAACGATCCGGAATTCAAGCTGAAAGACCACCTTACTTCAGATCAGAAGCCTATTGTTATCAGGAACCATGACGTAGCAATTCCTGTAGGAAGTGTGGTGAAATATTCGAACCACCCGGACGAAGCAAATGAATTTGCGGTATTGACCGACTATACCCCGAGCACGGGACGGGTTCTTTTGACCACGTACAGTTCTGATACAAGGGAGATTAAGTCTATGCCGGTTGAATCGTTCATCAGCCAGTACGGATGGACCGTAAAGAAAACGGACCTTGACGTAGCGGGAATGTTCAAAACTTTGGTTGATAAGGAGAATCTTATTGATATGGGCATGATTAACGCCATGCCGATAGACGCTTTGAACGCGAACCGGAAACAGTTATTGCAGAATTTACGGGATGTGGACTACGCACCCCCATTGATGTATAAAAATATGAATGGTGAAATTAAATTTGATGTAGCCGATGATGTATTTCAGACAATAGAGGAGGACGGCGGGAAGGTCCTATTCCCGCAGGAATATCCGGATTGGGTTAAGGTTGCCAGCCAGATTATTAAGAGTAAACGGGATGACTCGAAAGCCCGGGGATTTTGCCGAGCGATTTACGGCGATAATTGGGAAAAGGAACTTCCGAAAGCGGTTAAGAAGTTGACGAATCCGAAAGCGGAAACAAACACCACACCGCAGGATAAGTTTGAAATACCGGACTGGAAAGAAGCCAAGTTTAATGTTTTAGTCAAGCAACTTGAAAACGAAGGCTATATTTCACCGTATGACGCTCATAGGGCAGTTAAGGAGAAATCGGACCGCTTGCCATCGGAATATCTCATGAACCGGATATTGCAGGGCGGATTGAGTAAGAAATACATTGCGGATTATGAAAACGCGGAAAACAAGGAAGAATTTCTGCAGCGCAATAACGACCGCATGGAGTCTATAATTGCGCTCTTTGACCACGGTGATGACGAACTGAAAAAATGGCACGACAAATTGAAGCTTGACAAATGGTACGGAGATAATAAACATTTAAGCGAGAAAACAGCATGAAGGAAGCAGTAAAGAAGTTCTTAGAACTAATGTCCAACCAGGAAGACGGCAAATGCTTGTATAAGTTTTTTGGCGGCTGCTGGGAGCTTGCCTATCCGATCTTCAAGAAATATGCGCCAAAAGAGCTGCAGGCTTACGAAGACCGGCTGCCGGAAGAGTTCACCTATTTTAATCCTCAGGTTGAGAAAATACTTTCCACCGGTGACGAAAAAGAAAACTGGACAGCCGCGGTAAACTATTATAATTCCCGCATGGCATCATACGCCAACCCGCAGGACGTTGACTTTATTACCGATCCTACAACGGGTGATGACATTCCCTACGTGCCGAACCAGAGCATAGACGCGAAGCAATATTTTGGCCGGGAAGAATGAGCAGCGGTTTACGGAAGTTTTACGAAAGCCGGGATTCGCTAACGGCAGAGGAGCGGGAAAAGTTTGATGAGATATTCGAGCCGATAATCCGCGAATACGGGCATGGAGTAATCCGGGCCTTTTACCAGCTCAGCCACCGGCTACGGTTAGAATTCGAGTGCAACTCTTTGCCAATAACGCTGCTATACCGGCTATCGTTATTCCGTATGTTTGAAACGGAGTATGCAGCGTTAACCACAAAAGAGGTGATTGATATTGAAGGCCTGCCGAAGCGGACGGCCTATCAGATGAAAGCAAGATTCTGGAAACAGAAACATGATGCTAAAAAATTAACAAAGAACGGGTAATATTAGTGAAAACAGGAAAAGGACGAATTACAGAAATTTTTAATACGCTGGAGAAGGTTGGGTATATCGTATTCACGTTCAACAGCCAGAAAGCCCTTGGAACCGGAATGAAAGACTTTGTTGATCATTTGATCATCGGGCATGGCCGGTCAATTTATATTGAAGTGAAATTGGGGAGAGACGTAATAAGCAAAGGGCAGGAGCGGACACACGCGCTTTTAGCCGCGGTATCGGCACAAAACAGGCTGGTTGAACTATTCATAGTGAGGGACGAAACCCAGGCAACAGCGATTAGAGATAAAATTTTATATTCAAAAGATATGGAAATGATACTATGAAGCTCGATTTCATGACCAAGATATTGATAGTGGCTACCGCAATCATAATCGGTACGCTTACTTTCTTCGTGACGAAAGGGATCTACTACAAGGCGCCGGTTCAGCCGCCACCGCCGATGATAAAGATTGATACCGTAACCGTGACGGTTTACCAGTCTTTTCCGCCGATTGTGATACATGGCAAGATTGATACCTTTTATGTTTATGTAACATTGGACGGGAAGCCAACGCAGCAGATAACAGCCGAGGCCGATACTTCCATAGTTGACCAAGGCGATACGCTCAATATTTCCACCCGATACATCTTTCCGCCGGATAATCTGTTCAAGACAAACGTGAGCTGGCTGAAGCATACGCGGGAGATTCACACCACGACCACGAACTATGAAGTGAAGGAAGTCCCGGGAAAGCCCGATCTGTTTGATATGGGAATAATGGGTGAGTTAGCATATCCGAATTTTACCGTTGAACCCGAGCTTTACGCAGCGCTAAACCTGGGTAAAAACAGTTATTGGGCCGGTGTAAGCGGCAAATGGAGCAACCAGCGGATAAACCCGATCTACAAGCTGGGCGCGAAGTTCAGCTTCTTCTAAAAAGACAATTCATTTTTTAACAAAGGCCTCCCCACCTGCAAAGGCATAGGTACGTAAAGCGGGCGGCCTTTTTTTATTTCTGCCAGTCATCCCCCTTGTCAATCCGAATCTACAACTCCCCCGTACTTAAAGTAATTAGTGCAAAAAACAGACTAAATAATGATTCCTAAACGGCTTAGTTTCACGCTATATGAAGAAACTATTTTAAATGCACAACACAAGTAAAGACGAGTTCAGTTTTTTTGCCGACGAAGCCTACCTGGTTAAAAGCGGTGATGCCAAAAGCCACAAGTTTGGCGGCTGCTTTACTACTGAGGACCGGGACATTGACGGAGAAATCCTCGACGCGGACGGCATGGATATTACTTCGTACTTCATGAACGGCTGGGGTAAGATAAAATATGAGCACCCGGATTACCTTGATACCTTCATAGGCGCGCCTACCAAAGTCTGGCGGAATGGGAAGAAGACCTACTTCGAAGCAGAATTCTACCATTTCCATGATATTCCGGATGATATGTTGAACACGCAGCAGAAAGCAGCCAAGCAGGCTTATGACTTGCTCAAGAACACCGAAGAGTGGAACCGGCTGCACCCTGAAGCGCCTAAGCAGAAAATTGGTTACAGTGTTGAGGGTGAGTGGCGGAAAAAGGACAAGGATGAAAAGACCGGCAGGATCAAAAAATCCAGACTGGTAAATGTTGTACTTACAACGAAGCCAAGGAACCGCGGTACGGAAGCAGTTTTGAAATCAATGGAAGTAGGGTATGCACACGGCATAACGGACCAGACGGGGTTTGGAGCGACACGCCTTTCATCCATTCAAAGAGATAAGAAGCAAATTAAAAAATCAGCCGATACGGACGATGACAGTCTGGTAGATATGACTGAATCTATTAACAATTCATTCATTAAAATCATTAAGGAGCATATTCCTATGAAAAAGTTCAAAGACAAAAAAGAGTGCCATGAGTATTACAAAAGCTTAGGGCTCGACGACGACGAAGCCGGAATGCTTGCCGATAAGTGGGAAAAACACGAATCAGGCGAAGGCAAGGAAAAGGAAGAGTTAGAGCGCAAGAAGAAAGAAGAAGCGGAAAAGAACGAGAAAGTTGAAAAATCGCTTGGTATTTCCGATATGCGGGCCAGCCTGGAAGCAATCCAGTCCCTGGTTAAAGCGCGTCCTTCCTTCACGGTAGAAGAGTTTGAAGGGAAACTTTCAAAATCGGTTAAAGTGAACGCCAAAGGCGAAGTTGAGGACATTACCCCCTATTTCAAAGAGAAAGAGAAAATGGATATTGCCATCCTCGAAACTCTGGTTGGGCTGAACGACAAACTTGATCTGTTCGCAAAATCAATGGGACTTTTAGTTGCGGGTACGGTTCAAATGGCTAAATCGGTTGGGACAACCATTCAGTTTAGCGAATTGAACGCGAAAGCCGCAGTAAAAATGCTGAAATCAAGCTCGATGAGCCTTGGTCTATCAACAGACAATCTCGACGATCACACCATTGACGATAACAACAGAATGGAAAAATCGTTAGGCAGCGACCTTAAAAAAGGAGAAGTGATTGAAATACTCGACAAGTTACGCCAGGCAGGCAAAGTTGACCGGTTAACTGTTTCCCGCGCGGAAGTTGGCGAGATTGACGATAGGACCATGCAGATGGTGAAATCGAACCGGAATCTGTTACACAAATAAGCAAACAAGTTTCACACGAATTATAATTAACAAATAGAAACTTAAACTAATTAATTACGGAGTTTAATCATGGATCAGGATATCCTTTCCTTCGGGCCCAGCAGCAATCCGGAAATTGCCGCTTTACAGAAAGCCCTGACGGTCGGTTACGACCACGCAATAACCGATCAGACCGGTTTTGGAGCTACCAGGCTCCAATCCATCCAAAATACCCTTGTATGGGCGATTGAGGATGAAACCCAGTCGAGATTCTGGATCTCGCTGCGGAAAACAAAAGCGAAATCCTTAATTGAGGAATACGCCAAATTGAATTACATCGGCGATGCTTCGTTCTACGCTGAGGGTGGAATACCCGAAGAGTACAATGAAGATCTGTCAAGAGACTTCGAGCCCGTCAAATTTGTTGGCGCGGTTGGAACAGTCCCTTTGACTATCGACGTTGTTGATTCAATCACCGATAACGAATTATTGGTGATGAAAGCAAAAGCCACGGCTATTGTAAGAACCTGCAATCTGAAAACCATCTTCGGCAATTCAAACAACATTCCTTTGGAATGGAACGGGCTGGTAGAGCAGTTTTACCGCAAGGTAAAGAACCCGACGCAGAACGTTATTGACTGCCGCGGACAGGTACTTGACATCAACAACATGGCCGAAGCTGCTAAGATAATCGCCTATAACTACGGCGACAGAAACAATTTGAAATTTTGGATGAGCAACGGCGCGTTTACGAACTACGCCAAAGAGCTGATCAAGAACAAAACCTATTTTGTAAACGGGCGTCAGATCAATGAAATTGTTGCCGTACCTAAAACCATTGAAATTGGTGATAACGGTAAGGGAACGATTGAAACCGATCTCCACTTCCAGTTCAGAGGCCAGACGAACATTAACGACTTATGGCCGCGCCTGAACTCAAACAAGAGTGACTTTGCAGCCACAACAGCAAAATGCCCGGCAACGCTTTCCGGCGGTACCGCAACGGCTACCGTTGTTGCTGATCCACACAGCAAGCTTGACGGCGGCGTATATGACTATTGCTTTATTCCGGTTAACCAGTATGGCGCCGGCAAAGGCTTTGAAGTCCTGAATATCTCTGTTTCCACAGGACATAACGTAACCTTCGCGCTTAGCGACAACGGATCGGCACCCGGTTATGAAGCGACCTGCTTTGAGGTTTATAGAAAAAACACTGCACAGACAAACCTTATTGACTACCGCTACATGGCAACATTCAAAGCCAGTGCACCCAATAAAGTTGATGACGGTTCAGCCATCCCGGGAACTGAAATTGCAATTTTAGCAGACTGGAACCCCGATCAGGTGTTTGACTTCCGCCAATTGCTCCCCATGGTCCGTATGGACCTGGCACGGGTGAAGGATTCAAAACAGTGGTTACAGAAATTATACGGAACACCTTTCCTCAAAAACGCAAACAAGGTTGTTCTGTTCACGAACGTCGGCAGCACGCCTTTATCATAATTGCTCTACTGCTGTCCGGTTGGTTGCGGAGTCCTCTGAAAATAGGCTCCGCAGCTTTTAATTAGTCATTTACACCGTTTTACCGGTTCTATGTAGCAGGGCAGGCCGGAAACCGGCGCGATACGAAGCTTGAACTGACGGTTTACACCTGGAAGCGAAAGTACAGATAATTCACTCAGCCTATGACGGGCAAAATTTACCCCTTCCCCTTTCTTCGCGGAGAGGGGAAGGCCAATATTTAATTTAATTAATCAGGAAGCAGTTATGATAGTTAAAAACCCGGCCCTTGCAAACAAAACACTGATTGTTCACGAAGAAGTGCATCCGTCGAACAAAATTACTCTCGATCATGAAGGTAAAGTAGAATTAACCCATGATCAGGCAACAGCCCTTTTAACCGTGCCGGGATTTACCGAGCATGTAGAGGAAAAGGAGCAGGAACAGAAGGTTCCCCAGGAACCCAAAACACCGGCAGAAGCGAAAGCGGCTGCAGCAGCAAAAGGCGGCAAAAAAGGGAAGGCGACAGACGAACCAAAAACACCGGCAGAAGAAACCGTACAAGAGTAAACAGCCCTATGTTTCAATAACCCAGCTAAACTATGCAGAGCCATGATAAAAAAACTTTTATGCGGATCCGCGCAAACACTTTTGCTCGATTGGACCAATGTTGTAAACCTTACTAACTTCCTCACTACCGACGAAGGCGCAATACCTATTACCGTTGACGGAGAGGAAATGTTAGTTTCGCCTTTGGTTGCCAAATGGGAGATATATTTCAATCTCTTTGACGAGGACGGGCAGGCAGTAACCGATGCAGCGGGGAATCCGATCAAGGCGATCAAGTTTGACTTTGACACCGACAAAAATCAATTCTCGAAATCAATTACGATAAATGAATCGACACCGAACCAGTATGTACGGTTGTATGTCTATTCATCGGACGTTGATATTGCGGACGGGGCCCAGCCGGAGGATTATAAGCTTGAAAAACTTGAAGTTGCGGCAATGGGTACTGAATTGGTACCGGTTAGTTATTTCATTGACTTCATATTGAGCCCGGAAACGAAGCTGGACCCCGCATACGCGGAGGCGGTTGCTTCATACGCGAAGAATAACCGACCGGGAATCAAATCATTTTTACGCAGCGCAGAATCGCGCCTGGAGAGCAAGACAAAGTTGTTTTTCCAGGAGCGGATTATTACCGAGCAGAGAGATTATTTTTTCGATCAGTACACAATCCACTTATGGCAGTTTGTTGTTGGCAGTCCGCCGATTAACGCCATTACCGATTATAAACTTCAATTTGCGAACCAGCAGATTGCAGATATAAACCCGAAATTATGCACTTATGACCGAATGATGGGCATTATTGAATTCCTTCCTTATCCGGCAGGCGAAAGTTTAGCGCTATACTCCATGCTTTTGACCAACATGAGCGCAATGGCCGTGACTGTATTGAACGATTCGGCATTGAGCCGGATCCCTAATATGTTCGTTTGCAGTTACCGAACCGGACTTGTTTTCCCGGGTTGTGACGAAGGCGAGAAGGAGAGCATACGGCAGGCCATTTGTAAGAAGGCGTTCAAAGCTTCCATTCCAATAATTGATCCGGGTATTCGCCAGACGTCGAGGACGGAAGGGATAGACGGGACTTCCTCTTCCCGTAATTATGGCGGGTATGATAAGCTGCTTGAGCGGATAGACAAAGAGGAAGATGAGTTCGTGTTTGACCTGATGAAAAAATACGGGAAACTTGCTGAAATGGTGGTTGTATAATGAAACTTTTTGGTAAAAGCATCGGCCAGGAACACGAAGCGCAGCCGGAAGTAAAAAGGCTGGCTGAAAAGGAAGAAGTAACCAGGACGGCTAAACCGCACTTATACAGGCGGAAAAGCGAGATAGAGCGGTTGACCGAGAAAGAAAAGAAAATGGCTGCCAAAGAAGGCAATGAGCATTCAGGTACGTTCGCGAAATTCAAAGCGGGTAAGATCAAAACGCAGCAGGACCTTTTGAAGAAAGAAAAAGCCGGTCAGGAGCCGGTCCAATGAAATTATAATTAACAGGATCGTTATGAAAAAAATATTTCTTATTCTCGTTTTATTGGATCTTCCTGCTTTCGGGCAGATATTTACCTATCTGAAGGCCAAAGAGAGTTTATAATAATTTAATAACGAAGTGAGAGAACATGACAGCACCGGCTTATAAATTGAATATTTCGTCACGGTTACTAAAATGCAAGAAATAATATTTGATATGGAACATTATGCTACGTCAATAATTGGCGGACTTGTCGGCGTTATCACCGTAATTATAGGCTTTGTGAGCCGTGACTTTAACGAACGACTAAAATTAGTTGATAAACGGTCGCAGGAAATTGAGACTAACTATCTTTCAAGGTTCGCTGATATAAAAGACCGTATTTCCGAAACTACACTGTCCCTAAGCACGGAAATATACGAAACAAAACACGAAATATTAAACGCTATGATGAAATTTACTGAGGCAAGTGCTAAAGTCCAGGAAGTTAACAGAGATAGGTATGCTGACAAAGCACAAGTGGATAAAGACCTGCAAGGCTTAAACGAGCGTATTCACGAGAATAAAACAGACATTCAAAAATTATCAGAAAGGCTATAAGATGAACGCAAAAGTAAAAGACCTGTATATGTATGTTTTGGGCGCAATTGTAGTGCTTGGAGCATTTATTATCGTAGGTATGATGATTTACCATGAAGTGCCCGCGGGCTCAAAAGACACGATTAATATTGCAATCGGAATTCTTCTCGGCCTGGCAGGTGCCGTTGTTCAATACTTTTATGGCAGTTCCAAAAGCAGTAGTGACAAAAACGATTTGCTGGCTGGTAAAGTACCTGAAGAAAAGACTGAATAATGACGATCTATGAACTGAAACAGATTGCGCCAAACGCTCACTCTCCGGAAGTATTTCTACCTATTCTCGAAGCATCGTTTGATAAGTATGGAATAAATACTCCGGAACGTCAGGCTTGTTTTATTGCTCAGGTACTTCACGAATCAGGCGAGTTCCGGTACACCAAAGAAATTGCATCCGGTAAAGAGTATGAAGGGCGTACAGATTTAGGGAACACGGTTGCCGGTGACGGTGTCCGGTATAAAGGCCGTGGCGCAATACAGGTAACAGGAAGAGCAAATTATTATGCGTGTTCCATGTATTTGTTTGGTGATGACAGGTTGGTGCAACATCCGGAATTACTTGAACAGCCTGAGTACGCAATCGCTTCCGCTTGTTGGTTCTGGAACTCTCGTAAACTATCTGACATTGCAGATGTTCCCGAAGGATGGACACACACTTGGAAGGGTAACGTTTACGATCACTTCCAATGGATCACAATTCGCATAAATGGCGGACTTAACGGTTATAGCCGGAGATTACAGTATTATACCAAAGCGAAGGCGGTATTAAAAAATGCTGCGTAACATAATTTACATTTAACATGCCACTACGCATAACGGATCCCAATTTTACCGATATTATGACCATCTACGGGTTGGACGCATGGTATTATCATGCGCGGCTTTGCAGTTGTGTAGGCGCTAATAACGGAGTTCCGGATTCAAGTGATGATTGTGAAATGGGATTCAGGTACAGCGCACCGGAGAAGGTCCGCCTGCAGAGAACGCAGACTACCAAGAAAACGCTTAACACCCCATCCGGAGTAATACCGGACGGGGCCATCACCCTGACAGTTCCTAAATACTGGAAGAAGAAATTACAGAATGCCTGGGTGACTGCTGCTCATGGTGACGTTTATTCATTGATTGGTAAATCACAGGTAGCAAGGGATATTTTGAAACGCGGGGTACGCGACCGGATATTCGCGTTTGATATACAGAAAATCCTATCGGTAGCGATAAAAGATACGTTTTATATACAAGGGACTGATTTTACCCTGCAAGACCGGACAATAGTCTGGGCGGAGGATAAGGGCCCGGAGGACGGAGCCTTTTATTCGGTTGAGTTTTTATGCAACCAGCAGTACCGGCAATATGACACGGACGCCTTCGACCGCGGTGGTGACGGCGATGATTTGCCAAAGAGAATTAATGCAGTGATCCGGCAGTACGTAAATCCGGATGATAACCCGCTTGACGCGGTAGACACCAAGGAGAATATCTAATGCAACTATTCAGTAAGGCTATCCAGAACCAGTTTAAGCAGCTCGATCTATTTCACCAGCAAACGTCGTTATTCGATCCGCAGCCAGGGCAGGAGAAGGAATTTGCTGAAGGTGACCGGCGGAAGCTTCAAATGGCGAAGAATGGGAAGTTACGTTGGATGAACGCGGACGCCGATTCAATGGCCGCAGACCTGAATAAGAAATTTACGGACTACGTAGGCGCGCTGGATGAAACGGAGTTTTGCCTTACAGCCAGACAGTACCGGGCATATAAAGGGCTGGAGTTTTCCGGCGGGACAACCAAGATACAGAGCCCGGCAGACGCAGCGTATTTGTTTAAGCAGCTCAGGGAAGAAGCAATTGAACATGCTTTTGCGGTACATGTGAATAAGGATGGGGATGCGGTAGTACAGCATTTAGGGACAGGGAAGTTTGATGAATCGGTTGTTGACAGGCAAGCACTTATATCAATGGCAAAAGACTTCGAATCGAAGGAAATCTATTTTGTTCATAATCACCCCAGCGGGAATTTACAACCGAGCCGTGATGACGCCTATGTATTGGGGCTGATGCAGAGCGAATTTTCGGGCACCGATACCACGCTGAAGGGTATTATTGTTGATACTTTAGAGAATAAGTTCACTGAGTTCAATCCTCAACAAGGCTTTACAACAGATTTGATAGCGGAGGCCCCAGAGCAGGAAAGGAGTTATCCCGTACTTGCTTTTTCAAAACAATATTTCTACGCCGATATCTCAATTAATAAAAAAATACTCCACCCCGATGATGTAGCGGGGTATATCCAGGCAAGCAGGTTCAGCAGCGGAGAGGTGTACCAATTATTGACGCTGAATATTGCGAATAAGGTTATTGGGCGCTTTAATCTAACCAAAATGAAATATAGCTATGACCAGGCGAGCCTTGACGAAATAGCCTGGTTAACACTTCATTCCGGAGGCAGTGGCTGCATATTAATGAGCGGTGAAGAACGACTGCCGGGTGAAGCGCTAAGAGATAAATTAAAGCATTATAGCGTAAATTTACTCGATTATATACGCATATCGCCAGAAAAAAGAAAATTCACGAGCATGGAGGCAAACGGCTTCTCTTATGATATACCGGCAGGGAATGACAGCCCGACCGGGCAGGATTATTCGAATGCGGCGGAGCCAGCTACATCCTATAATACCACCAGGAAGGGATATGCTAAATTTGATGCAAACACGGCCAGCCCAGAGGAGCTAAGAAAAATCCCAGTTGAGGACCTTACGTTCAGCGATAAGAAAAAGCTTTATCCCCGATTAATAGAAGCATACAAAAAAGCTAAAGAAGAGCTTAGTGCCTTATGGAAAAATCAGGGGAAAGGCGGCGAATGGTTTATCCCGGAAGCAGCAACATTTTTGCCGGCAAAATTTTTCCATTATCCGGTGAGCAAAGCGGAGAATAAGGAATTGTATGATAAAATTCAGGCTGCCAAGGGGAGATATGAGGCTTTGAAGTCTGTTTATGATAAAATATATGACAATTTACTTGTTGAGATTGACGATAAAGGGAAAATTTCTGTTAATTGTGATAACGAGTTTGATTGCGGCAGTTACGAAAAGGGTGTTGCCTTTTTGCAAAAGCTCGAACCATCACTGTATGAAGCTTTTATGAAGGATAAGAGCAGACCATCCACGGGACTATTCGGGAAAAGTGTAGTTATATTCGGGAAATCGTTAAAACCTACGATGCCATCTGTTAGTAAAGCACCGGCCACCCAACCGGGACAGGAGAAGCCCGGCCACAAATATGTGAAGCGTGAACGGGATCAGAAACACCCCGGGAAATACATTTATTATTATAAAATGCCGAACGGGCAGATTGAGGCGAGCAATGACGCCAACGGCCCGGATAAATCACCGGCGGCACCGGATAATGCAGTACCAGGCAATACCGCGCATGATACACAGGCAGAAAACTTTACTCAGGACCAAGGCGACGGCCAGCAGCAAACACAGAACAATGATCAGCAGCAGGGAGCGGCGCAGGATCCGGCAGCAGCAGCGGAAGCAAAGAAGAATGCCGATGATCCGGACTATGTTGACTACGCCAGAATCAAAAAGGTTTATGGCCTACGCCAGCCGGAGATTCAGGTAATTGAAAACCTTGCAACAGACTACATGCGAAAGGCGAAATTCCAGAAAGGAAGATTCCTTGAGGATGTTGATGCTATTTGTGAGGAAGGCGGGATAAAAGGAGTTTTGCCGAGCATTCGCTTTGGTGAGTTCGCCGTAAAGGGCAAAGGGAGTATTTTTGACAAAGCGCTGAGGAATATTGCCAAGGGAAGGCCGGAAAAGAACTATGAGTTTTCGGATATCCTACGGACAACGATTGTGATTAACAGCCCGAAGCAGGCAAAGAAGCTGAGAAGTTTGCTGGAAAAGAAAGGGTATGAATTTTTAGAAGATGAAAATTTGTACGATAGTACCACACCCGGATATAAACATATTGCCTGGAAGGTCAGGCGGGGCAAGGACGATCCGTTGGTGAAAGAAATTCTACTAATGCGGCCTAACATGCTGGAAGCAAAATTCGGGCTGGGACACGGGCTTTATGACGTTGAGAAGCATATTATTAAACTTATGCCGAAGATTGAAAGGCACAAAGACCTTGCAGGGTTTCTAACCGGGGTGAAAGAAATTTTAGGTTCGCACATGAGCCAGTTTTATGAAGACGCATATTACCGGGATTTAGAGGAAGAGGGCGGAGCTGCGCTTGATGATCATGCCGGTTCAACTGTGAAAGAACCATCTTCGCGTTCTTCATATTCGACAGAGACGGACCCGAGTGAAACGAACGCTACAAGCAATTCTTCGAGTTTGCCTTCTGCGGCTAAAGACTTATCGAGCAGCACAATGACATCACTGATGGGCTTTTTGAATGACATGTGGCAGCCGATTTCAGCTAATTTATCTACTTCTTCAGGAGTGAGTCCGAGGCGCTCTGCCAAGGCAGCAAAGATAGATTCTATTTTCTCTTTCATCGTTGAACCATTGGGTAAGTTGCATAAAAAATACAGTCAGAATATAATCAATAAGAGTACCAGATTCAAGCGGTTCTTTAGTACCAAGGTGAAATAATGGCCGGTCATTTCGAGATCAAATATGATTACGATTTGTCACCGCTGCGCGATTTCTTTATCATGGTTAAGAACCGGCTGGAAACACCGCAGAGTAATCTTGTAGAGGCCGTGCAGGCGGCGGGGAACATGGTAATGAATGAATGGATAAGCGCGGCAAACAACAGGTTCCGCCATTCGAACGGAGGCTACGCTCAGGGGATTGTACAGGGGGTTAAATATCCGTTTCAGGATAATCCACTACACTTTGTTATTGAGCATACCAAAAAATACGCGACCTGGATTGAGCAGGGATATGATCCGTTTGATATGAAGAAAATGCTGCAGACGAGCAACAAGGTTCGTGTTTCCAAGGAAGGGCACAAATACTTAGTTATTCCCTTTCGCCACGGTACTCCCGGGTCCAAGACGATGGAGGCCATGCCGAAAGAAATTTACCAGCAGGCCAGAGAGCTTAAACAGAGTACCATCACCGGCCGGTTTCTGGAAGGCAGCCAGCAGGGCGCGAAGGGTTACAATGACGCGCAATTACTCAGGCAGTATAATCCTAAAAAGGTTGAGCGTAACCGTTATAAATGGGGTGAGCAGCTTACGGACAAAGGAGCGGACGGTAAATACAGCAGATATGACGGTATGACCAGGTTTAACCGGAATGTAGCGAACGTGCGGGCCATAAACGGCGTACAGGCACCGACAGGGAAGTTTGCACTCAATTCCACAACCGAAGATTCACCGAATTACAGCTCATATTTCACTTTCAGGGTGATGAGCGAAATTTCGGAAGGCTGGATTAACCCGGGCGCGCCGGGGATGTACATATTGAAAGATGTGATCGAGCGGACATCGGAGCGGGTTTACCAGATGATGGCCCGGGGGATAAAGCTTGATATGCGGGAAATGGGTTTTTCATAATTAACAAACAAAGGGTAATATAAGTAAAAAAATCCTTGACAAAGAATCAAGAGCTTATTAAGTTTCTGACGGACATTGAAAACAAGAAGGACAGCAGATGAAATTTCAAGGCAGAGAAATTAAGCACCCGGTCAGAGAACTACGCAAACTACTCCGCACGCTATTGTTATGCACGATTTGTGCAGCGATTGAAAAGCACAAAATCCATAAAGTACAGCCATACCCGATTGACTCCGAATTCCCAGGTGAAAAGCGAATCCATGTTATCGTGAAGGCCCAGCCACGCTACTTTTCTCCTTTCCTTTATATCGGGTTCGTAATCTGTTTTTTACAGACAGTTTGGCGTGAAGGATTAAAAACTGCGTTTACCGATACACCAGGGCAATTCGCGTTCTCAAGACCTACAATAACAGAAGATGATTTTGCAATTCTGGAAACAGGTAAATGTCCGGCGCGAGTGAATGGCTCGTTTAAGCTTTCGCCCACAACCGGCATACAGGAGGTTGATTATTCTTCACCATCCGTCCAGGGAGGAAAGATGCTGGCGGAAGAGATCCGGAAGTATTTAGTGAAATACGCGGAGGAACTGAAATGAAATACTTCTCCGTTGATATTGAGACTACGTCAGACGATCCGGAAACCGGACAGATACTGCAGGTTGCGGTTGTGTTTGAGGACACTGAAAAGCCGCTGCCTATCGGAGAGCTCCCGTTTATAAGTTTTATCATAAATCATAGGATTTTCCAGGGAGACGCATATTGCCTGAGCATGAATAACTGGATATTCAATATGCTGGCCGATCATCAACGCAGGCCGGATTTACCAGTCTATTTTCCAAGCGAAGCAGCCCAGATGATGTTTGCTTTCATGTATAATTGCCTTAACCCGGATAACCCACTTCGGCAATTAACAATAAATATAGCGGGTAAAAACTTCGCTAATTTCGATTTCAACTTTTTGAAGAAGCTACCAGGATGGAAGCACAGTTTTGGATCCCATGATACACTGAATCTTAAAGAGCCGATTTGCCACCGGTTTATTGATCCGGCTATTCTCTATGTGGATTGGACCAAGGATAATTGCCTGCCGTCGTTCGATGAATGCCTAAAACGCGCCGGGATAGGGTACGGGGTGAAACATAACGCAGTTGATGACGCGCGGGATATTATTAAATTGATACGGAGGCATAGGAAGCATGAAGCGATTTCAAAAACAGAGGACGAGGCTAACAATGGCTGAGCAACGCAAAAAACCCCACTTCGATTGGATGCTGACTGAATATTTCTCCGGAGGTGAAGTTAATGTTTAGATGGATTTTACATTTATACCGTCATCCCAATACCGATTATATACGATACCCCTTGAAAAGATTGATATGTTATTTCAGAGGACACAGTTATATCGAGATATTTTGCTTAAACTTTCCTCTTGGGTATTTATGGAAGCGAGTATGTACTCATTGTTGGCATGTTGAGAAAGAATGGGCGCCAACTCAGGAAGAGATAACCAGGGAACATATACGGTCAGCGCATGGAGTGCAAAGATGGATGGACATGTTATTCGAGGGTACCCTTGAATATAAACCTAAAAAAGTAATTTTAAGCCAAAGGCGGGATGCTCCGGAAGAGCCGGAGAAGGAGCGGGAAACGTAATCCCTAAAGATCCCAAGCTACGGTTAAATAGTGCAAAAAACAGACTAAAAAAAACGGGGAATCGTGCCGAAATTTCCGCCGTAATAATCTTTTTGTATTCTCATTGTAAACTACAGAGTATGGTACAACCATTAACTGAAATTTCCATAAAAGCATCGGCGTTCGGCGGTCAGCTTGACATTGCCTGGACTTTCCCGGAGGTACTGCCTGATAAATATAAGGTTTACCTGTTCAGGAGAGCCAACGAGGCTGTTTCCGACAATGATGATATAGCCCGCTATTTCCAAAATATAAATAATCTGGTCAGGTATGACTATAAAGGATTATGGGTATTTGACCGGATTTCGCCTTTGGTTGAAATTATTGGAGATCAGAAGGTTTACAATGACAAGACATACTACTACAAAGCGATAATCCGAGACGAAGATTCCGCAGAATACAGCGAAGCCGTTAGTGCCTACGGCATTCCTCATCCAGATATAAAAGTAAATATAACCGACGGCAAGGATGTAGTTGAGCAGGCGGTAAGCCGGATGTTCGACAGTGTTTACGACGTGACGGGCAAAAAAGTTGTTCTTTCCAAGGACATCAATATTGTGAAGCAATTTTCAATTGAACCCATAGGTTCAAATTGGGTGATGATCGAGCGGGTAAACGGATCGACACAAAACGCATTCTGGGGAGGCATACTGCTGACCAACAAGGATAAAATTCAGAAAGGGGAACTGGATGTAGATATTATCCGCTGCACATTTATGACGATGGACGGCACCGACCGCAGAGATAAAGCAGCCCAGATTTTCCGTTCGATGAAACAGCAATTAATTTCATCCTGCAAGGCCAGCGGCGCCTATGAGTGCGTTATTTCCCTCGAAGGCGATTATTACAACCCGCAGGTACACGGAGTTAACGCCCTGGGGTTTATTGCGGTGTTTAACCTGGTCATTGAGAATAAATTCCAGATACCGAACCCGTCACCGGTGAGCAGTGTAGATATTCAGGATTCACCAATTAACAGCGATATATAAAATGAGCAAGAAAAAATTACCGGATAACCCGGGGATAGAGGCCTTAACCATTGAAGCAGCTTTGCAGCTTAACCAGATTACCGACCAGCAGATAGCAGCCCAATGTTTGGATATAGCCGAGAGCGAAGGCGAAGCGGCAGCCCGATTCCTTCTGGCTCAGGCATTAAGTGGCCCGGTGAGCATCGAGTCAATTAACCAGTACCCGGACCAGGCAGAATTTAACAACCGGCTGGAGAACTACAGAGAGCAGTATTTACGGAGCTTAGTTGTTCAGGATCCGCAGCAGGAAGCTACCCTTTACGACAAGCTCGACCGAGCGAAAACTTTTTTAATCTAATTAGTATGAAAGGATATTGAGATGATTGTAATTAACGGACAAGTTCATAATGTGCCAGACGTGTACGGATCGACGAAAGTGATTGATCAGGCGACAGGGACGGCACCGGCTTTTAACGGGCTGCTGATTGTTGGGAACGCGAAGCAGGGTATTCCGTACTCAGCTGCTACCGGCGACCAGGTATTCATCCCTTTTTCAAGCGTAAACGCGGCGAAGAAGATTTTTGGTAACTGCGAGCTTACGCAGGCTTTTGCATGGGCGAAGCGCGGCGGCAGCCAGGTTGCCTATCTTTCCACACCGGCATTACTCACGCAGACAAAGACCGTAATTAAAGACGCAACCAGCCCGACACCTTTAGTGTGTTTTGACCTGACATCGAATCTTTACGGCGCAGTTGGCAACGACCATCAGTTGGCAATTACCGCCGACGGTACAGCCCATACACTGAGCTTCACGATCACACCGTCCAAGGCTTCGAAATTCCTTTCCGCTTCAGTGACCGCAGCTAAGCAGATTCCGCTTATTGAAACGGAAGGACTGCATGTTGGGGACACCGTAATATTTACGGATAATTCGACTTCCCCTACCTACACATCGGCAACGCTGGTAAGTATTGACACGGTGAATAACCGGGTTACGGTAGATACGGCAATTACCGTAGACGCTACCAAACAGGCAAGAATGTTCCTCCAGGACGTTTTAGGCGCAGTAACCAAGAAATTTACGGCAGTTAATACGGACCCGACAATCCTTGACCAGATCGTAGGATGGTTCAACAGCACCGGAATATTGACGGCAAGCGCGAAGGACTCTTCCGGAGCTTTCTATGCCGGGTCACCGGCAACCATAGCCACGATGAGCGCAACCTATTTAGGCGCACATACGCTTAAAACGGCAACCGGCTCATCAACTGACGCGACAACGACCAGCGGCGGCGATTGGGACAACTTTATTACCGCTTTGCCACAGAAGATGGAAGAATTCCGGAACGTAAGGAAAAGCAGAATCCGCATTGTTAACGCGGTGACACCGGACGCAGGCGTTCATACCATGCTGAAAACAGGCGCGGCGCAAATGCGGGCAAACCTGAACTCCATAAAAGTGATTACCGGCTGCGGAGTAACCAGCGGCGTACTGGATGAGCTGCAGGATGTTTCTGCCTCAACCCATCCCTGGAAGCGCGCACTTGCCCTTGATACCGACGATATCACCCTTGCTTCAATTTCGCTGGAAGGCATACCGGCTTATTTGAGCTTAGCCCCTCAATACGCGGGTATGATGAGCTCGAACACCGTTCACAGAAACTTAACGATGGATCCGGTAGATGCAGTTTCCGTATCGAAGTTTTTCGGAGGATCGAACAAAGAAACAGAAACAACTTTCTGGCTGAAATCCGGCTGTTTAATTGTTTCAACGACACAGGACGGTTTTGTGATCACCCAGGCGATAAATACTTATCTGAAACAGGATAAGAGCTGGAACGCCGATGACAACAAGACCTATCTTGACCAGCAGCGGCAGATTGCGGACTACGTAGACGAACGGGTACGGACCGCGCTGAAATCTGCACCGGGTAACGAGAACACGACGGAAACGAGTGTGACGAACCTTGCTTCGAATGAAATTACCCTATTGAAGGGTGAAGGCTATTTGAAGGACGCCAGCGGCATCACCAGCGTTTTCACGATAAACGGAGCTATCAAGGTAAAACCGAAATACTTCCTGATCGACAGCATTGATTTTATTGGTGTTGAGAACGAAATAGTTATTGTTTAAGGCCTTCTTTCCCGCCTTGCCTGATGAGAAGAGGCAGGGCGGGGAAATTTTAACAAGCAGAAATTTATAATAGTTAAGTATAAGAAAGGATTTGAAAATGTTTGGTTCATCGACATTGGGTTTACCGGTTCTGATTAAGACCATTAACAACCCGAACCAGTATTATAAAGGAAGATCGGGAAGCGCACTTGTTTTCCACCTCCTTGACGGGAATAATGATGTTATTGCCCGCGGACAGGGCGTAAGCCACAGCCAGGCACCACAGCAGAGCCCGTACATGGAGTTCGGCAAACGGAAAACGAGCGAGATCATAACCGGCGCCATGCCGGTAGGCCAGATTTCCGTAAACACGCTGTTCACGATGGAAAGCAACGACCGCATGCCGACGGTCCGGAATCTGCCCGCCGATAAGGAATTCACGGCCATCATCCAGATTGGCCCGCACGAGGATCCGGAAGTGGCCAATGCAATACTGAACGTGTTCAAAGGTGTGAAGTTTGCAGGCGAACAGGGAAATATGAACGCGAACTCGATTTACGTGATGAATTACAACTTCATGTACATTGAACGTTTATCCGGCGCCGAATGGGCCAAGGAGAATGGAAGCGCTGTCTATAACAAGATTGTTTCCATTGAAGTTGGTTCCAGAGATCAGATTCAGAACGGAGCCTATTAATCATGAAAACCGCAGCAGTAGAGATTAATGGCCAGACTTTTGCCTTTAGAGTTGAAGAGACCATTCTTGACGAGATCAAGATTGAGAATGAGGCTGCCTCCCTCATGGGGGGAGTGCAGCCGCTTTCCGAACTGAAAAGCGCTATCGACGAAACGTTGAACCAATACCATAAATCGAATGATGATAAGTATGGCAAGGTTGAGTACGCAGAAATGCGGGCTAAGTTTGACGCATTGCGAAAAACAAAGGACGGAGAACTGCCGGAGGGTGAGCGGGAAGTTGTAAATGAAGCCTATACGAAGTTATGGGAGCAGATAAACGACAACCGGCACTTTGTGGCGTATTTACGGCTGCAGACGCAGCTTGACAATATTTACGGCTTCGCCAGGATAATTGTGCTTTGCCAGGAGAAACCACAGGGATTCAACTTCCGGGATCAGAAAAGCGACTTCATGAAGGAGGTTCTCGCTGCGCTCGACGCGCAGAAGTTTTTTTTTCGCGGAGCGAATTAAGAAGCTAAGGCGCCTTATTGACCTGACGGAAGAAGAGCAGGCGAAGGATAAGGAGTTTATTACTGAAGCGGTCAAACAAGGCCAGGATTTACGGCACTGGTGGAAGGCCCATTATAATTACAGCAGGACGGACCCGAGGTATTTAGCAGCGACGGACTCAGTTATTTATGAAGACTACCTTGATTTTGTCATCGGCAAATTCAGGCCTGCAGTTGATTCGGAAGTTGGGTTAGACCTTTTTCTTGGCAGGCAGGAAGATCCGAAGTTTGATCAACGAATGAACGATAATTTCAAGAATAATTTGAAACAGGCGATAGAGCAATTCAATGCTCCGGCAGATAAATCAGCCGGCAAAGATGACAGCAAAGATGACCGCAAACAATCGGATGAAAACACGGAAGAAGTAAATGCAGGAAGTTAACAATCTCAGATTAGATATAATTGCGAATCTCAAAGCGGAAGGTTTTGAGAATGTTGAGAATTATATCCGGAAGCTGGATGATGTTATAGGGCAGACTACGCAGAAAGCGCAGAGGGATTATTCCGGGGTTTTGAACAGTCCCAGCTATATGCAGAATAAATCCGGGCTTGATGAGAACCAGATTAAGCAGGCTGCTCAGTTTGAAGATACCTTCCGGCAGAGTTTGGCGCAAATGCAGGATCAGCTTATGGGAACGCATGCGGACACCGCCGAACGATTAGGCTATTATCAATACCTTGGGGGAAAAGTTCAGCCGCCACAGGTAATGTCTCTCAGACGGGGTATAATTTCCAGTTATAGCAATGTGTTCAACAGGATGAACGAATGGCAGAGCAGCGCGGAAACTTTACGCAACCAGCACGGGCCGGACTCAGAAATGGGCGGCATAATGGAAGCGCAGATAGCCAGTATTAAAAACCAGAAGTCCGCCATCCTTGATTCCATCCGGGAAGAGTTGAAGATATTCGATGAAATGGCGCAGAAATTTGCCAAGGTGAAGGGCGAAGGCACTGAATTTATAAAGAAGCTTGGCCAGATATTTTCCATAGGGTATATGATATCACAGGCCGGGCAAATGGCAAAATGGGCTATGCACGGTTCAGTGGTTGAGTCTGAAATTGGCGGCCATTACAGGACGGCGTTTGATTACACCAGCCCCATTGGTTCATATTCAGCAGGGATGGAAGCACAGTTGTTTGAGCGCATGCAACGGCGTTCCTACGCGGCTCAGGGCTGGCAAACAGGAGCGGGTATAGCGCAAGGCGCGGGCATGGCGTTTATCTCATCAGGCAACCCGTATGCAATGTTGGCAGGCGGTGTGCTCGCCGTATTAGGCACGATAGGAGGCGCCTACGCGGGGAACCAGGCACAGATAGCGAACATTGAGGACCAGAGCCGGATCCAGGAACAGTTGAAAATGACTTCGCAGTTTTATTCAATGGCTAAACCGGCGGTTGATCTTGCGCTGCGGATTGAAAATTTAGGAATGAGGACGAGGCGGAGGACGGGAGCCAATTTAAGCGGCGGAGAGCTGCGCGATCTTGGGTTAACAATGGAAGAAGGACTGGGAGTTGAAAATTCCTTTTCCGCTTCACGCGGTTACTACGACGGTGATCTGATGCACGAACAGGCAACATGGGCGAAAGCGCATGGACTTGAACCGGGCGCGCTGTTCGGGGTGAACAGAACTTCAATGATAACCGGAGAAAGTTACGGCGCGGCTTACCAATTACAGGCAACAAAGTATGCGAAAGCTGCCGGATATGCTGATCCTAACAAAGCAATTGAATATCTGGCAAAAATAGCCGACACCCAGGTTCAAATGCTGCAATTATCGGTAAAGGCAGATTTGAAAGATACGATGACCTTGTTTTCCATGCCGAGTAAATTGTTTGGTCCCGATTCTCCCTACGGTAAAATGGACGTAATGGGAGGCCGGACCATGAACACGCTTGCAAACCTAATGCAGCCGGGCGACAGGGCATCGGAAGCATGGCTTTATTCCTCTCTTGGATTAAGCCCGAAAGAGTTTAACGAGATGAAAAAGGGCGGCATGATGAATAACCTGGACAGCTTCCAGAAGGCCATGCGAACCCTACAACGGATCGGCGCGGGAATGGAACCGAACCAGTTTTATTTTATGCTCGATCATTTGTTTAAGGACGGTCCACAGGGGATGGTCCCGCATATTCAGGAGCTTTTAACGAAGGGAAGCGTGAGCTGGACTGATAAGGAGGGGAAATCTCAGTCCACTTCCTTATCGAAATTATTTTCTCCCGACACCGGAGTAAGTAAAGCTGAACAGGATAAATTTACCAAAGACATGCAGACGGACGCCCAAAATTCCGTTACTAAACTGAACCGGTTGAATTTTACGATGGAGGACATAAATAAGAAGATAGGTGACACTTCTTCGAAAACTATTATTGGAATGATGGTTGAGCAGGCCCGGTTTTCCGAAAAGTTATTCGGGCAGGACGGGGTAATGGAACAGCTTAATAAGGCCTCGAGATGGGGACAGATTGAACAGTATTCCTCAGCGGTTAAGAACGGAATTATCGGCTTCGGAAAAGTTGAAGGTATTCTTTCAAAAATGTATAAAGATCCGGATGAATTATTAAACGCTCTTTACCATGTTGCCGAGAATAACGACCAGGAATCAATATTGAAGGAGAACGCCAGGAACTATGTTGCCGGTAAAAAACGGATACAGCATGAAATAGGCGTTAGGAAGGTAATTAACGAAGCAAAGTCTCATGGTGATGCAGGCGGAGATTCGTACAATGGAGTTATTGAAGTTTTACACAGCATTCATTCGCGTTTAGGTGATTTGGCAAACGCGCCGAATATAAATCACCTGCATATCAATGGGAGTAACCCGAATGAGGTTTGGGAACTGGCGAACAGTTCCACCGGAGGATTGGGATGAGAGAACAAAAACGGCACATACAGCCGAAAGTTTTCCTTTACAATGTTGGCGGCGGTCTAAGGCTGGATGAATTTGTGCAGAGCATAACGATACATAAATCGCTTGAAGGTGAAGTTCATTCACTGCTAATTACGCTTAATCCGGTATTGCGACCGACGAAAAAGCCCTATACCACGACCACGAATATGATAAGCTACTGGCGGAAGATCATACGGCCTTTCCAGATCATTTGCGCTACCATCGACGGACAACGGGAAGACTGGACCTTTTTAGGGTTGATAGATCAGCCGACAGAAGGGAACACCATAGGCAGCGGCCAAGGATCCAAGACATTCAGCTTCAGCGCGGGATTGTTACTGCCAAAGTTATTGTCCGCGCAGAAAATAGTTACTTCGCAGATGCTTGTAGATATGAACAACGCGAAGATAAAGCAGGCGTTCGGGGATAATCTTTCCTTCTTCAAATGGGTACGGGGCTATGTGGACCGCATTGATAAAAACGTTTTTCAGGGTAATAAGCCCGAGGACGCGATCCGCTGGATATTGAACAATTGCCTGCATATAAAATATATTCCGACTTTTGACATTCATGGTGGGGTTGAGGTCCAGCGGATTGACACCAGCGAATTTTTGGGATGGAAAAATGACAAGGTTAAAAATGACGTTCTCGATTTTAAGATTTTAGAGGAAGATTTATTATACGATCCGACATTAACGACTTACACAGGCACTATACTTGAATATATCAAAAGTTGCCTTGATATGGGGTTCTATGAGTTGTTTTTTGATACGATCACCAGGAACGGGCAGCCCTATAACTGCATGAAGATACGGACCATTCCTTATTCAAGCAGGAAAGTAAACAGCAAGAGCCCATTCAGCTCGACCGCGAACTGGGCATACTGGGATGATCTGCCGGTTTATACCATAGATGACAGTAAACGGCTTAGCGATAATCTTGCAATATCGGACCGGGAAATTGGAAATTATTTCCAGATGCACTTTGACAATAATATCATGGGAGCACCAGGCGGAGTAATGGACACTTTCGGGTACGGGTTTCCCTTGGTTAATACTGATTCGGCGCAAATGTACGGCCTGCGCGAAATTGGCGGCAGGACGAAAATGATTTTGAACATGGCGCCGGAGATTATTAATAAAGGGCCGTATACTTCCCAGAGCGGGCTTTTGCAGGATATTTACAATAACGTACTGCCAATTCTAAACAGCGCACAGAAGCAATATGAAATCAGCCTGAATGAATATCTATTCGTCCGGAGAGAAAAACTTGCGGAGTGGTTCAGCTTCCCGAATTATGAATGCGGACAACTTTCGATTGTTGGGGATGAGGATGCCACAATAGGGATGAAGCTGGATTATACGGACCGGGAATATTTTGAAGCTTTATTTTTTGGCGAGATGGTAGACGCTTCCGGGGCTATCAGGAAAGAAAATTTTAAGGAGATATCCGGCAGGGGAATGGAATATTATATCAAGGGTGTGACGCACAGTTATACTTACCCGGGATTTTTCCAGACTAACTTGCAGCTTACCCGCGGAGTTCCCAAGGGAGGACAGATAGCCGATTGGTACGCAGCGGTAAGGCCGCATTTTACAGCCGCGAATCTCAACTATGAAGGAGAAAAGGTTTTACCGGCCAACAGCGCAATTATAATTCCATGTGATATATTAAGGCCGGTGGAAATTGGGGATAGTGTAACCGTGAATAAAGGCGCGAAATGAAAGGGTATGAACCAACTTTACCGAGTATATCAGGAAAAGGCACCAGGGCATTATTTACCCAGGGCAGGCTTGTATGCTTTAAGCTAAAGGACGGAGGATATACTACTTATCTCGAAGACCGGTACCAGAAGCGGTACGCATGGGACAGATTAGTTTTTCTTTCTTCAGGCTGGAATGCCAGCGACGGTAACAATAATCTACCTAAGCCATTTATTATTGATGAGAGCAATAAGGTTTTACAAAGCGGCGATACTATTATTTATGTAATGCTCAGCAGTGACCTGCTACTGGTCCTGGGATCGGCGCGGACTCCATACCCGCACCTGGACGATAATTTGAATGCGGACCCGACGGACCCGAATAGTTTTGAACCGAGTCAAGTGCGGAATAACGATAACCGGTACTGGCAGTGGAAAGATGACGGGAAAGGCGGCCTTGCTTTATACCTTGAAGGGAAAGAAGGAGGCACCGGTAATTTTGGCGTAATGGTTTCGGGGAAAGGGGTGAATGGCAATTTTTATTTGAAGGTAAACGGCGGCGCTTACTTGACAAAACTTGACAAGACAGGCAAAGCCATATCCAGCTTCGGGGTTGATAAGGACGGGAATTATATAGTTGATGCAGGCGGGACGGTAACTCTTCAGAAGCGGAACGGAACCGATGTTATAGCAAAAATGAGCATGGACGCCCAGGGTAATTTTGATATAAGCGGAAACGGGAAAATGAATATTACGATGAACGGGATTGATCTGCTTTCCGTTTTAAGCGATCTGATAACCGAGACAGGAAACATTAAGACTATGGTCCAAGGCGCGCCGGTACCGCCGAGTAATTTTGCAAACTTCCCCTTGCTGAAAGCTAAAATTGACGGGATGAGGAAATGATACAGAAATTTTCGATACCAAAAGCGGAGTATGTAGTTTTCCAGTTGGTGAGCCTTGACAGTTCAACGACAGTAACCGTTATTGATACTATTTATCTGGCGCTGCTGCCTAATAATTTTGGTTACGGCCTGCAGAGCCGGGACTCAATTGTTAAAACGCACAGTCAGGTTTTTACGAACGCGGTTGACTATGCGCCGGAAAAGGTAAGGATATCGGGGACGTTTGGACAGAGGCCGCGGTATATGGCCGGTACTTACATGGACGGATGGAGCAGGCTGAAACAGTTTGAAGATACGATAGTCCGGAAGTCTAAAACAAGGGACGGTGACACGCATTACGCGATAAACTATTATGATTATGTGTTCCAGCGCTTTGGCAGCATCAATATAGGTGATTGGAGCATCGACGGGAACGCGGATTCCAACGCACAGTTAGTTCCTTACGCGTTAAATTTTGTGATCACCGGAGATTTAATCCTGGTGGACAATACGGATCCGCTGCTTTATATGCTGCAGAAGGTGTATTCACCGGTTGACGGTATCTATAAAAGCATAGTGGCCGCGGCTGATTCGTTAGCGGCGAGCCTGGCAATAGTGAGCATTGCTGCTGAAATAGTTGAAATTGCCAGTGTGCTCACCGAGCCATTGGCGCAGGTGACGAGCCTGATTGTAGATGTACAGGGAGCGAAGATCAGTCCGGCATTGAAGGGAATAGGATAAATGGAAGCAGCGGCAACAATTTACACAAACGCGGCAATTTTGGAAGCAAAGGTAAAAACTGCTTTGCAGGCTTTATTGCCGGTGACAGACGAGTATGATTTGAATAATACTTCCGAGGCCGTTCATAACCTTGAACTCACTTTACGTCAGGCGCGCATGCTGCTGGTGTATGAGCGGTTCGCGAAGCTGAGCAGAGAAGATTTTATTACGCTTACTTCCGCGCAGGCCGGAGGGCTGGTGTTGCGGGATTACACGATATCCAGTTTTGATACGCCGTCGAAAATAGCGGCAAAGTTCGGGATGAATCTGGATGATCTTACACAGTTAAACAATCTGAAATCATCGCAGTTTACGCAAGGACGAACTATTCATGTTTATGTTCCAGCCGGGACGGTTACGGTGACGAAAAGCGATATTCCGGTCTACGGGAGCCATAAGGGCCGGGATATACTGGGAACGGATATTCCAGCAGCGCCGTTCTTTGTAAAAAATGACCTTGCGGTTTTGAGCCCGGAAGATACTTTCATACAGGGGGTGAATATACTTACCAGTTTGATAAAAGGGGACTACCCGATGGTTGACATTGGAATAACAAACTATGCAGGCAGTGATTTGCCGGATGACCTTGTAGATAATTTATTAACGACGGAATTACTGGCCCAGTTGGATCTTGACGGACGTATTGCATCGGCAGACGCCATCGTGATCAACCGGCAGGAGGGCGCAATAACAGCGCAGGTAAAAGTAACATCAATAAACGGGTATAGCAATGATTAAGCGCGCCAGCCAGATTTTAGGAGAAATGATCGCAGACTTTATAGCCGAACAGGATAAAGTTAACTTTTTAGGGATAAATTCAGCAATCCGAGGTTGCTTTGTTGGAATAGCCAATCAATTATCCGAGGTCTGGAATGATATTACGCAGACAAAGCGGGATAACCAGATACAGACGGCCAAAGGCGATGACCTTTCGGTAATTGCAGGCTGGGATAATCTTTCCAAACGAGGCCCGGCCTATTCAAGTGTGCCTTGCATATTCAGCGGGCCCGGCAGCCAGGTAATTTTAGCCGGTACGCAGGTACGCGCTCCGGGGAGTAATGCAATTTTCAGCACTTTAGAAGATATTACTATCGGACGTAATTACAATCAGTTAGGACACCCGATATTAAGTAATACTTTGGGAGATACGGTACTCTGTATATCAATTGACACCGGTTCAGCGTCGAAAGTTCAGGCGGGAGAAATTACGGAGCTGGTTACGCCTATTTCGGGAGTGAGTGTTATAAATCTTGTGCCGAGTACCGGCGGGGCCGACACCGAGACGGACGAAGAATTGCGGGCAAGATCGACGGCAAAAAACGAGCTGCCATCGCAGGGTGTAACGGGTTATTATCTTGGAATAGCCCAGCAGGCAAATGATAACGTACTCAAAGCATTCCCCAAATTTAATTACGCTGCGGACAGTGTTGATTTATACTTATTGCGCCGAGGGCTGGGCGGGTTCACGAATGATGAGCTAACCGCGATTGCAGCGTATGTAAACGGCTATAATAAGGGCGGACAGCCGGTACATTGTTATAATTCACCGCAGCAGGGAATTTCAATATATATAGAGTTGACCAGTAAACAAGGAGTTGATCCGGCGGTTTTATACCGGAACCTGGCTATTTCCATTTCGGATTATATAGACCGGGAAATTCTTGAATATGGCGCGGTTGTGGTAGCCTCGAGAGTGCTAACTATTCTTCTGGAGGATGCTAACACGGTTGAAGTTGATTTAGATACGTACACAATTAATGGCGGGAAAGATGATATTTATTGTGGAGCGAGCGAAACGCCGAGATTTATTTCCCTAAGCGGAAAAATAAACGGTTCCTCAATGCCGATGATCGTAGCAGAATTAACCCAGAGTTATTATGCCTGATGTAAACAGCGTTCTCGATGGAATAAAAAGGACAACGCCGAAGTTTGTTATCTGGACCGATGATCTTACGGTTATGGTAAAACAAGCAGCGGCCAAAATTCTTGAGATACTGGAAGCTTATGACAGTTTTCCCACTTACCGCTATGCAGGCCAGGGCTTATTATTGACCGCGGCAGAAAAGGGAGTGATCAGGACCGGGTATGAAACCGAGCTTGATATCCAGGACAGGGTTTTCCAGAACAGGGCTATGGCTGCCAGGCGCGGGACGTTAGACGGGATAAGGAATGACATTGCTCAGGATTTATGGATAAATGTTACTGATGTGACGGTAGCCAGAAAAGGGTATGACGAATGCGGCGAGGTTATTAATCATAGATATGAAGGGGTTGATGACCGGGCCGATATAATTAACTGCAACAGGGCCATAATTTGCACGATAAACCGGAAAATACCGGTACAGAATATTGACACGGAGGCGATACGGAAGCGGTCTATTCCAGCAGGGTATTTGTTCGAATTGATTATTGATGAATCCGGAGACAGCGGAGCAAGAATGCGCCCGCCCGAAAACAAGTATGTTCTTTTCCGGAAAACGGGTGACGGTTCAATGGTTACGCAGTGGACGAGGATCATATTTGATTATACCTACGTGACAATGAGTGACGGTTCAAAAGTATTAATCACAGCGATTGGATAAGGAATAACATGAAATTTAATTATTTAGACAGTTTAAAAATGGGATCCCTTGAAAGGGAGCACCAACAGGAATTAATTCAAAGGATTACGCAGGGAACTTTGCAGAGCATGTTTTTTACCCCGGGGTTGCTGCCGCCGTTAACGGTTTCAGGCACAGAGCAATGGGGAGTGGCAAAGACTTCCGGCGCCTACGACGGCCTTCTGGTTCAAAGCGGGAACGCGGTATTGGCCGATGATACAGGCTTGCTTTTTATTATCCAGGGCGGGGATGCGCGAGCGATCAGCGGGCCTTTTTCTGCCGGAGCATATAAAGTGTACCTGCATTATCATACTACCAATGATGAGCGCGGCACGGTGAGCAAGGGGACTATCGGCGGGACGGACTACATTTTAGGGACCAATACTGAGTTTTTAAAAATCCTGGGAGTTAACCGGGAGATAATTATTGCCGGTACGAGTTATAAGGTACAGGCGGTTCAAAATGATCTGCAATTGAGCCTGCAGGTTGCGGTACCGACGGTTACGAACGCCAAGTTTCAGGTAGGCGGCTGGTTTGTGGATGAACCGGTGACCATTGACGGCAAGAAGATATACGTGAATGACAGTTTTGAAATAATTGTTACTACTTCGACCTTGACCGGGAATCATTATTTGCTGGCTACTTTTACTTCGGACGGGACTTCAATATCAGCCTTGACGGATCATCGTTCCTCTTCTCTTGCCGTTTACAAGGATATGATAGGCCTGAGCGGTGATTTGCTTGCATTGAACCGACCGTTAGCAGTAGGGAGCGCGCTAACGATAATGCCTTCCATTTTCACCCTGAATAATACGGATCAGTTTTTGAACAGCGACTATACCTATAAGAATGAAGTGAGAACCGTACACAGGGTAATAGGCGGAGAATTCAGAACAGAAATATGGGTTTTTGCGGACGCGAGTACGGGTTTAGTCTGGCAGCTTAAACCGAGTTCAATAATTAATAACCTGACCGGTGTTTTTTTCTCAGACGTCAATACCGGTACAGCCGTTGGTTATGACGGAGTAATTTTACGAACTACTGACGGAGGTTCAAGCTGGGCGGCGCAGGCAAGCGGACTTACGACGCCATTGAATAGCGTGTTCTGTACAAACATAAATACCGGCTGGGCGGTTGGCGCGGGAGGAAAGATACTGCATACAGCAAACGGCGGCAGTACCTGGGGAACGCAGACAAGCGGTGTTACAAATGATTTATACGCGATATTCTTTACCACATCGAATATCGGCTGGGCAGTAGGGCAAGGAGGGAGCATTCTGAAAACGGTGAACGCAGGAACAACCTGGACTGCCCAAACCAGCGGGACAACAAACTTTTTGAATAGTATGTTCTTCACTAATTCAAGTACGGGCTGGGCGGTAGGTGACGGCGGGACAATATTGCATACCATAGACGGAGGCACTACCTGGGCCGCACAAACCAGCGGAGTAGAGACATCTCTTTTTGGCGTTTCCTTCGCTAACTCGAACACGGGCTGGGCGGTAGGTGACGGCGGGACAATATTGCATACCATAGACGGAGGCACTACCTGGGCCGCACAAACCAGCGGGGTGACGGAAATTCTTAACGGTGTTTCCTTCACTGATGTAAACAACGGGACCGCAGTAGGGACGAACGGGACGATCTTAAAAACAGTAAACGGCGGTACGAACTGGCTGCTGCAGGAAAGCGGCACAACTTATTTTTTGAATAGTATCTTTTTTAGCAATTCAAACATAGGCTGGGCAGTAGGTGACGGCGGAACAATTTTGAAAACTTCGGTAGGCGGCCCAGCCTGGAAGCAGCTTTTATAATTTACGATAAGGAAATAATATTATGAGCATAACTAATCAAATACCATTAAAAGTGGTTGTAACCGGAACGGACACAGACGGCAATGCTGTTGCAACGGTTAAACAATTTGAGGCCGGGGACGTATTGCCGGTAACTTTGGGAGGAACGGGAAGCGACTCACTGGACGGGACGGTAGCGGCAATAATAGGCACACTACCGACAGCAACAGCCGATCATAACGGATTGATGACAACAACACAGGTTGCAACATTGACCGATGTTGCGACGAACAAGATTGATACATCACACAAGGCCGGTCCCTCGGTGATAGCAGACCAGATCGTAACTGTTACTTCGCTGACAGCGCCTACGCCCGCTTACAAAGGGCAAATTGGGCGGGACTCATCCGGGCAGAAATATGTTGCAATTTCAACAACGGGATCCCCGATGTGGGAGAAGGCGGAGAACGTGCTTTTAGGCACGCTACAATCGTTTTTGAATGCAGGCGGGCAGTTGGCGACAACGGGATTGCAAGACACTTCAGTAACCGGAGGTAAAACAAGTTTCATTGTCCGTAACAAGAATTTATTTGTTTATGGGACTTGCACTCAGAATTTTTACGTAAGTACGAATGGTAATCCAACATCTGCGACCGGGTATTTGCTAAGCGATTATATCCCGGTTTTGCCAAGCACGAACTATTTTCGTTCAGCAGCCGCTGGTAATTACCAGGGCAACATTGCCTGCTACGATGCAGGCAAGACATTCATCCCGGGCGGATCGGGGTATTTAACACCATCTGCCGGGTTAAATTCTGTATTTACAACACCCGTTGGCTGTTATTATATAAGGATAAATGTTGCCAACAGTTCGGGTAAATGGGCTTCGGTCCAAACGTCTCTGCAAATTGAGCAGGGCAGTTCAGCAACTTCCTACGTGCAGGCCGGTTGGACTCTTGACACGGAGGCCGGATTATCTGTTATTGCCAATAACGTTATCCCATCTACCCAGAGCGTAGCGGGCTCCATGAGCGCATCTGATAAGACGAAACTCGATAAAATAATAGTTGACGCCAACTACCAGTTGGGCGAAGGAGCATTGCAGCAGCAATCCGTTACCCCCTGGGAAACCACCTTTATAATTCACGGGAAGAATTTATTCAACAAGGACATGGCCAGTATTGGCTACTTTGTAGATCACACGAACGGTACCTTAGTTTCCAACGCGAGTTATGATACATCAGATTATATGCGGGTGACTCCCGGCGTCACGTATGTTGGCTCGGATGGGACTCATAGAATCCGGAAGGTAGCATATTACGACGTAACCAAAACCTATCTTACCGGCAGCGACGGCGACATGAATACCTTTACCCCGCCTGCAGGAGCGATATTTGCGCGGTATAGTTGCTATCATGCGGGCCTGAACAGCTTCCAGCTTGAGGTAGGCTCAACTCCAACAGATTACGAAGCCTGGTATCAGAAATTAACAGATACAGGCTCCAATAAGGTAACTGTACCAAATACGCGAAAAATCGGAATTGATAATTCAAGCAAGGTAGTTCTCATTGGCGATAGTTATTCAGCGCAGTATAACGTTACCAAGGGTAAGGCCTGGATCGCATACCTTAGTATGTTTAGCGATTGGAATTTCGAAAATTATGCCCTGAGCGGGGCTGATCTACCAGCAATGCTGGCAAGAATTGTTTCGAACGCCAAGATCTACCATGCGAGCTACGGGATCCAGGACTACAACGGCACCTATGCTCTTATAATGAGCTTTGCCAACGATTATACGGTTATTAATGATTCCAATCTGTTGGAGGTTTATTTAACCAATATGCGGAAGGTTATTGAGGCGGTAAAATCGCTGGGTATGGTTCCCATTATCTGTACTGAATACCATAATCAGGACGGCGGCGGCCATTCTGATCTATTAGAAACGTCCATGCGGGCGTTAGCGAATGAATATGGAATAGTGTTCGCAGACATTCTTGCGAAGGTCAAATTGTTTAAGGCGAGCAAGGATCCTATTACCCCTGCCTATTTTTGGGCTGGCAGCCACCCAGGAGTGAGGACAAATACTTTATTCTGGGCGAATTTGAAACGGTATATTGATGCTTTGCCTCGGCCTCGACAGGGAATAAAAATCTACCGGAAACGGACGCAATTTACGATTTCAACAATAGCCGATCTATTTTACAAGAATATTCTGGACCGGGCGGTGATCTGGAAGGAAATTCTTGTCAGCCAGTGCGGGTTAGACGATTCAAACGGGGACGAAAAATATTTTGATGATCAGGACGTTTACAACGGGCTTGGATATTCAACGAAGGTATATTGTGACTACCTGAATCTGAGGGCCGGTTCCAATGTTGCCTTCACGGACTATGCGCTTATTGAAGCAATCTTGCCTACAAGAGCCCATTTGCTCAGTTATTTAGCTTTGAACATTTCGGACGCCACGGCCACCGTTTACGTCCGGGACATGGTAAACCAATCCTGGGTTTCGGTGACGAATAGTTCAGGGAAGGTAGTGCTGCCGTCATTTATCAAATATGTTAACTATGATAAGGTGAGCTTCCTCGTTGTTCATTCAGGCGCGTTTAATCTCAATGCAGTTAGCGTAGACTGGGACGGGCAGGAGCACAAAGATTACAACATTGGCACAAAGCCAATTGCGGCAGAACTTTCCACCCCGGAGTTATTGTCAACAACCGACGTGACCAGCTTATCGGGTTGGACGCAGGTAGGTTCACTTTCTTCAGCAACCCCATACGATTCAGTTTTGCCAGCTGGGTTGACAAAAGAGACGGATTTAACGAACGCAGCGTATTTAACGCAGGCGGTAACATTTGCCGGTGATGCCAAGCGAATAAGGAAACTGCAAATTAAGGCCTGGGTAAGATTTTTGCCGGCAAAATTTTCATACTCTTCTTCCTATCCTTCCGCGAGCTGGCAGAGCGAGGACACGTATGATTTGGCACAGGTAAATCTTGAGATCAGAAAGGATGCAAAGAACATTGTCTATTTGACGGCGCCGGTAGGGCTGCATTGGCACGAAGTATTTTTCGAAGTTGATGTACCGTTGAACGAAACCGGGTTTACCCTTGCAATTAGGTCCGCCGATACGAAGGCGGTACAGTTTGCATACGCGAGTGTGAAGATCAGCGCGTAATTAACTTTTTATTCTTCCACTTTACATAGGGCATAGATTTATGCCCTATTTTTTTGCTGCATAAACAAAAAAAGGGTAATATTAGTTAAAATAGTTCTTGACAACTACAATATATTGTAGTATATTGAAAGTGAGATTTGAAACAAGAAAGGACAGAAGATGAAAGCAGAAGAATTGTTTGAGCAGACGGGACCAATCACATTGAACGTTTTTTCACTTTGCGACGCCCCCGATAGATTTATTTTGAATCCAGACAGCAGGCGGTTACGGTCAACAACTATTCACCCCTCAATAAGTGATGCGGTAAAATTCTCTCTGAGTGAAGAAGGAACGCCGGACAATGACTGGGACTTGATTGAATGCCGGAAGCAACTGCCTGCGGAATATATTCATGTTGACACCGAAGGGAAGTTTTCCGGATGGAGGCAACAGCAATGATCACCAATAAAAAGCCCGCGGCAAAACCGCGGGCCCGGTTCGAGACAAGAACGGATATAAAAATCACCGGAATAGAATACCTGGATAGCTACTTCTCAGACAGGGAGCGGCGTTTGTTCAACCCAACGTTATGGGGACAGTATGACAATGTGCCGACAAAGTCAGCAATGGACAAGATCCGGGATATAATCTGGAGTTTCCGGTTTAACCTGGAATGTGACGGCAAAAAGTTGATCACCGGCAACGAAGAAAGCTATTTCTGGATTGCTACCCCCGATGGAATCCGGAGAATAATTATTAATTTTACGGAAGTAAAAAGAAGGGTTCAGATATGTACCTCCTGATAGTGCTTAACGGTAAACAGAAAAAGATCAAGATTTTCACCAGCAAACAGAAACTTAACCTGGCGGAAGGAAATCTGACCGGTCCCTACGGTAAATGCGATCATAACTATAACGGGATCCTTGAATCCGACGATATGGTTATTGACCTGAAGCAGGTAGAGTTCAAGGAAGTAATTGTGATGAAGAAAATATAGAGAGAGAGCGGCATGGACGCAACTACCTGGAAAAATCTCATGCGAAGGGAATGGGTCCGGTCAGGGAAACGCGGTAAACCCAAAGGAGTATTACCGCTGCATAATTTTTTTGTTGAAGTTGTATCAAGAGCGAAGGGAATGCGGGATCAACAATACAGACGATTTAACTAAGCACGACACAATCACCCGTATTAATGGCATAGGGCTTGCTACCATTAATATGATAAATGGGTTTTTGGCGGAAAATGGTTATCCGCCTTTAAAATCAAATTATATTAACACAGCTAAAAATTCCACCCTTGTCCCGGAGGAAACAGATATAATAGTAGTCCACATTTCAACCGTGAGCTCAAAAATGTATAATTGTCTTTGTACAATAGCGGAAAGGATTTTTGAGTCGCCAATTTCAAAGGGTGAGGCTGTTAAAAAATATATGGGTCCATTTATCAAGGAATTGAACGGCCACACGATAGGCGGTACCCTTGCAAAACAAAAAATAGAGTCGATTATAGAACTTGGTATTGTTGAGCGAGTTGCTTCAAAGTACAGATTATCTAAAACCTATAAAACACAGCGGGCGTATCTCGTTAACGATGAATCGTTATTAGATACGCTGGTTAAAAAAATGAGGAGTTCGCATGTCCAATAAGGAAATTTTTAACGATCCGGAAATTCAGGCAGGCATGCAGGTGATAGGTGATTACTTGCGCAGGCGTCGGGAAGAACTTAAATTAACACAAACCGAGCTTGCTGCCAAGGCCGAGATTGATTTCAAAATTATTATTCGGACCGAGCATGGAAGAGGCTGCGGGCTTGGAACGCTGCTCAAAATGCTCCGCGCGCTTGATGTTTGCGTGTTGCCGGAGGTGATTGGCTTGAAGGGAAAATCCCTGGCTAAAATGATCAAAGGATGGGAATAATTTGTATCATGTTTTGTATCATAATCGAGTGAGAATAGGTGAGCCTGAGTGAGGGAATAGTTAAATTTTAGGGCTCCATTTACCTGTTGTATCATCGAAATTGGAATGGCATTCAAGAGGTCAGCGGTTCGATCCCGCTTAGCTCCACAAAACGAATCCTGATCAGTACTGATCAGGATTTTTTGTTTTACAGGAGGCCATGTATGTTCACCGTATACATACTG